GAGTCAGTCCTCTCAAACCCTGCTTTATCAATTAAGCTTCTGTCATATTTTAAATCCTTTCCGTTCCTGCGCTCTATGAAGTCATCCACTGTTCCCGATTGGATAGTAGATGGTCGGTACAAGGCTACCAACGGTATAAGGTCGAACACGCTGCTGGGCTTGATTCCTCCAATTATCTTCCTCATACCCCCAGATTCTATCTGAAAGCACCCTAGAACGTCGTCATTACATAGCATATCGAACGTAGCCTTGTCATCGTCTGGCAGATTGTCCACGTCTGCATTTGTAAGCAAGCATGTGTCTTCTATCGCATCCAGCGTTTTGATCCCCAGCACGTCCTCTTTGAGCAATCCCATCTTTTCGAGGTCGTGATATTCGTATGCACAGACATAATCGTCGCCCTGTTTTTCGATGGCACACCATTCTGTAGGGTCAGACGGAAAGAGCATAATCGCCGATGCGTGACAGCCATAATTCTGAATGATCCCCACAAACTTAGACGCGAGGTCTTTCAAAGCCCCATCTGTTTGCCCCTCAATGGTCTTGGGTAAGTTTCTCAATGCGGATGGTTCATAGCCTAATGCTCTCGCCGCACGTTGGATAGCGGCACGTTCTCCCATGTAACCGAAGGTACGAACGTGATAGACCAGCTTGTACTTATCCTCAAGATACTGTATAGCGTCCTGTCTGCGCGAATTAGGCACGTCGATGTCAACATCTGGACTCGAACTTCTCTTGTCGTGAGCAAATCTCTCGAATATCAGCCCATATTTGATAGGGTCTATGCGCGTAATATCCATAAGATACGCTACAAGACAGCCACCAACGGAGCCTCTTCCTACTCCGATTCGTATGCCATCGCTTCTGCACGCTCGAACAAAATCATGAGTCATAAGCAAATAGTTGATATAGTCGATTTTCTCCAAAATGGCTAATTCATGTTCTACCTGTTTGCGATAGACATCATGCTTTTCTTTTGGCACTACGTTTTCTATCTTGTCTTGCCAGCCACGCCGTACTACTTCTCGAATTGCCTCCACAGGAGTTTTGCTACCTAAGTCCATAGACGGAAAATGATTTTCTCCGAATGGAATAACTACAGCTTCGCATTTATCGGCTATCGCCGTTGTCGTTGATACGACTTCTTCTATCTTCTCATCGGAAAGATATTGCAAAGCTGCCCTTACTTCTTCTTCGCTATGAATGTAATAATCATCTGTCTGGTAGTACGTTCCCTCTACAGGGTCTATCCCAAGCCATCTGCGATGTGTATCGGCTTCATGCTTGTAGACATAGTGACTATCTTCGGTTACAAACGTAGGTATGCTAAGCTCTTCCCCCATAGTTATGATACACTTGTTGTATTCCACCTGCTCTTTGTCCGTTGCACACTGGATCTCAAGATAGAAGTCATCTCCGAATATGCTCTGAAACTTCCTAGCGCGGTCATAGGCAAGGTTTTTATCCCACACTGGTATGTTGGTATTCGCCGATGTGGTTTTGTCGCTTACAGGCAATCCCACGGCGTCACCGGCTCCCATAGCTTCCGATGGCTCAACCGTTGGATTCAATATGCCACCCATACACGCCGATGTGACAATAAGACCTTCCTTGTGTTTCTCTATTTCTTCCGTAGTCAAGCGCATGGTGTAGAAATAGTTATCGGGATTTTCTCCGCAGTTGCCATAGCCTACCGTGGCCAATCGAAGAAGATTTCTATAGCCCTCAGCATTTTTAGCCAACAACAGAATATGACAAGATGCTTTTCGGTCTTTGATGTAGTAGTTCGGAATCCAATACGCCTCCATACCAAAGATAAATTTGATGTTTGTCCCGTTCTCTTTGTTGTATTTCTGCGTAACCTTGTAGGCTTCCATTAACCCAGACGTTGTACCATGATCCGTCAACGCCCATGCGGTTTGCCCTAATTCTCCGATTCGATTCACAATATCAGGAATCTTGGCGATGGCATCGCGCTTAGAATAGTGACTATGCCTATGCAGTCCTACGAATTTACTCATAGTACGTCTCCGTCTTCAATCCCGTCTCTAAAACCACAACTTGCAATATCCGACATCTCTGCCACAGATCGAATTGCCTCTAACCACCCGATGCAGTATGCTCGGTCTACGGCACTCGCGATTTCCTCCGCTTCCTCTTTCGTTTCATACCTGCCGACATGAGTTTTGAGTTGTCTTCCTGTACATACGCGATACTGCTGCCGTTCTGTATCAAACCACACAGATGCAAGTTTCTTCACATTGTTGCCTCCTCTGCTTGTAGTCGCTCTATTGCTACGTCGTAGTATTCCTTGTCGATTTCCCAACCGATAAAGTTTCTCCTCATCTTTCGCGCTGCAACAGCCGTGCTACCGCTTCCCATAAATCCGTCTAAAACAACATCGTCCTCATCGGAGTGATATTTGATGCACTGTTCAAGCAAAGCCAACGGTTTCTGGTTCTGGTGTAGTTTGCGTCTCCAAAACACACGATCAAACTTCCAAACGTCTGTTATCCTGTGACCATTGAAGAACTTTCTGCCCTTATTCAGAAGTAGTATAAACTCGTATTGACATCCAAAAGAAGCCTGTAGATCGCCGGCCGTGTGCTCGTCTTTAACCCATATAATGATATTCTTGAGCTTGAAACCTACTTCTTTCGCCGTGTTGATAAAGAACGCTATCTGATTGGAATTGCAGAACATATACATCGCCGAATCGTCTTTGAGAACTCTGTAGCACTCTTTGATGTAAGACTCGATAAGTCCGAAGTCGTTGTCTCCCTTAATCTCCTTACAAGACCTATGGAGTTTATCTTTTCTCCGATTCGTCTTATATTTCATCAAATACGGAGGGTCTGTCACTACAAGGTCTATGCACTTATCAGAAAGGGACTGCATCCCAACAATACAGTCCCCGTTGTATATCTTGTTTAGCTCCATGCTTACAGCGCCAGAATCAATGCAGTAGCGCCCATGCCCGCAAGGAAAGACTCAATAGCTGTACGCCTGCCCTTCTTTTTCTCATCGGAGACAGCTTCTTTGACTGCGGTTTCCTTCTGTTTGTTCATCTCTACGGCTGTTTCCTTCACCGCAATATCAACCTCGCGCTTGACAATGGGCGTAACATCGAGCGTAGTCTTGGACTCCTGCTCAACTACGAGCTTGCCTTTGTCGAACTTATGCGTTTCATTTGCCACCGTATCAAACTCGTACTGCTTGTCATTGTACGTCATAGTGACCTTTGACGGCTTCTGCGTGACATTCACATCGGAATCCTTCGGAGACTCCTTTTCAATATACCGAACTTCGGTTTCGCCCTTAACCTGCACAGGAACTTTGACAGGAACCTCGATACGCTCAACAACCTTCTGCACCACAGGCACTTCAACTGGCCTTTCAATTTCCTTCACGTTCGCATTGTGACGCACGCAAGAATACCACCCGCAAAAGAAAATGCCGACGCAGAGAAGCACGACCGTAGGAAGCTTCCAGTATTTCTTTGTCGTAGCCCATGCAAGCCACCCAAAGTAAGTAACCCAGCTATATGCCGAATACGATGCGTCGTTGACACGCTGCTTGATCTTCTTCATATCCATATTCTTCAACTCCATTCTGTTAAACACACGTTATATTTCTTCATCATTTCTTTCAAATCGGGAGAACTTTGTCTGCCTAACCACTTTATCAGCTCTGCTTTTTCACTACATGAGGGAGCAGATGCAACCATCATTGCCGCGAACTCGTAAGGAATCCTCATGACCACGCTTTTGCTTCCACAGTCGGTAAACACGCTGATTCGTGGTACTCCATCCTGTGCCATCAGTATTTCACTCCGATGTAATCCAAAAACGCAGACATACCTAATTGATTCATGCAGTAGTTGTAAATCTCCGGATGTGTTTCTTTCATACGTTCAAACCGATTAACCTTATCTCTCTTGACTCCGATCGGACAGAACATGCAGCCAGTACGCTTTTCTCCCGTGGTATAGAGCTTGCCCTTTTTATCTTTTTCGATTTTGCCATATACCGAAGGAATTTTGATGTTGCGATCGACGATATACTGCAAAATATCCTGTTCCGTCCAAAAGCTGAGTGGAGCAGACCTTTTGTTTCTTTGCGTGTAAGCATTGCATCCCGTTTGGAGATACGCCTTTTTACGCAAGTTACTCTCAGATGCCATCGTTCCAATGATAGGCTTGAGTTTGTGTTCTCTCTGAAACTTTTTGAGAGGCTTCTCTTTCATAATTTCACAGCACATCCCGCTGATCTTGAAGGGTGCATCCAGAAGAAAGTTCCATTTGCCATAACGATCTTGCACATAACCGTTCGGCTCTCCATTATCAGCCCTACATCCGTTCATTTTCCGAACTGCCCACCTACTGCCCTTTTTCGCGTAGTATATGGCTCGTGCTATCTCCTTGCTTGGATAGACAAAGCCGTATTCTTCTATGACCTTACGAAAATTCATCTCGGGCTTAGCCACTGTTACGTTCGGTGTATTGATTGCATGTTGGCGAACCTCGGGAAACTCTAAGCCCGTGTCCGTATATACTGCGGGCATACCGGGATAAAGTTCTCTTGCGATGTGTAATAGTACCGTGCTATCCTTACCACCGCTGTAGCTTACATAAACTTTTCCTTTCCAGTGTTCGTACCATTCTACGATCCGTAGCTTAGTCATGGCTACCTTTTCTTCAAGAGGGAGTTTTTGTAGGCGAGTCAACTCCTCCTTATCCAAAAGTCAAACCGCCTTCGTTCTTGTACCACAAAGCCTTGCCACGCAGCACATCTCCTCCGCGACTGCCGTCCGTTGCCCAAGGGTTAAACGTGTTACTCTCGGACGTACCTAATAGCTCCAAATCCCAGCGCTCACACGTCGTTCTCGGGCCATAGTATTCGTGCGGATAAATGCCATCTTCGTTGTCAGCCGCTTCTCCGTGCGTCATGACATGATCTTTGTCGATCGTCAGCCACAAGCCATCACATACAGCAACAACGGCCTTAGCCATGGCCTCGATCTGCTCTTCCGTAGGAGGCTCGTCTCCGAGGTCGTTCGTCGTAGCAAACGCGCAGCAAGCCATAGAAATGCCGATGCTTCCTGTATTTCTTCGATATGTATGACTAAGCACATCGGAGAAATCTTCCGTAGCTACATAAAGACTGCCGTCGGAATCAATGTTGATATGATAGTCGTCAAAGAGCTGTCCATAATGCCCTGCGCTCCAATGTAGGTACACTTTAGGCTCTCTGCCGTAGTTTCGCGCATCAGCCCACACGGACTCTCGCGCCGCAGATGCCATTTCGTAAATTTCTTGCAAAGAAACTTTTCTCATGTATTCTCCTTTCTTTACCGTGGTTTTTCTCCCTCAGGGGAGTTTAACTCGCTGTCGATGCGATACTTGCCTAACGATTGCTTGACCAACCCATACAAGCTCGGGATCGCGCCCAACGCCCCTAGTAAGCCTTGCCATGCAGAAGCCAACTCAAATTTATAGCCCCAGATGCCATTAAGCCAGAAGCCAACAAGCCAACTTGTACCTACGGCCATAAAAAAAGCGCTCCAAGCCAAAGCCAGAAGCGCCGCACACGTAAACGTATTGTGTCGTACCCAGTCGGAGAAACAAACAGCGGTGTCCACTCCGCTATGCCACAGTCTCCCGATCAGTCCACGATTCTTAGTGTCTAACTTAATGTTCAACTTAGTGTCCAAGTGCCATACGAACCAGAGTAAGCAAAGCCGATCCCATTGCAGCCACAATAGCCCAAAAAGCCGTATCTTTACTCTTCTCTAATTCTTTTACCCTCCCTTCAAGTCCGAGAAGTCTAGCATTATAGACCTCTTTTGCCACATACTGAGCAGGAAGCTCTCTCTTCAACTCGTTAAGCATCTCAAGAATTTTCGTAGACTGTTCCTCCAATATCCTGAGTCGATACTCTAATGTCTCCTGTTCCGTATTGTCACCTCTTTTCTGTTTTATGCGTCTTCACTCGTCGTAGTAGTCATACTCTCGCGCTCGGTGCTTTCCATCCTTTCCTCATTTGCGTTCTCTGTCGTCGTAGTTGTCGCAGCCATCGACATAGCCTTTTTCTTATCGGGAACATACCCAATGATGCAGTTCGGATTCTTGCACTGTCCAAATTTGTTTAGCTTATGAGCGCAATAAGGACAACGCTTCGGCAACTTGAAAAACCTTCCCATGTCGTCACTCCCCTTCCGTATCAGTTTGCGTGTCAGTCTGCGTCTCTATCTGCATGTCGTTTTGTGCGTCATTGTATGCCTGCTGAATTTCTGCAAAGTCTTCACGAATACTCTTTACCGCTTCGGCATCTCCACGCAAGAGAGCAAGAGAGATATTCTTCGCACAATTTGCTTGAGCATCCTTATACTCTTTCTCCAACTGGGCTTTTTCAGACAGCACAATCTTCGGTTCATACGGTCGATAAGACCACATACCAAATTTCCACACCAGACAATATCCCTTCCGATTCGGAGGAGGTGCTATAGGAGTTGTATTTGGGGGATATACCCACTTTCCCGTTGCCGTATCTTTGTTGCTCTCATCGAGAATAGATGTCCCGCACAGAATACCGTCTTTGTCGTACCTATATACGACTTTTACTTTGTTGATGTCAAACATTATGTTCTCCTTTCTGTTTTATCGTTTGGCGTTATCGTCTTGCCATAGCTATTACCTGTTCAAGAGTGTAGCCTCCCAGCTTGTTTGCATTGTCTGCCGTACCGTTTAGATTACCATAGAATCCGCCTTCGGCGAACATGGCACCTATAGTACGCCAATGTCCAGATCGCAAATCCATAGCCCCCGTATATCTCCCCGAAAAAGAAGAATAAAAGCCCAATCCGAACCATGAGGAAATATTGATATTCGATCCACCATACTGAATAGCATTGCCGTTATCCTTCTCTAAGTGAAGGATGCCATCTACCCCGGCCTTTGTCCAAACGGAGTTACGTCCCAAATCTAATCCATAGGAAGTAAACATATACGGTTGGAATTTATCCGTTTCCCCTGTTCCCACGCGAATACAATACCTAGTTTCATACGTCGGAGTGTCTGGTAGATATGCGTGAACATAAACGGTTTTATCATCTTCCTTCCAATAGTTATGGTAATAGTGAGCAGGAAGTACAGATAGAATAAGACTCTTGTTGCTGGGGTCATGCTCAAAGACAATTCTGCCGCTTATCGTATCGCCATTTTTACTCACCTTCGTGCTTGCTTTTTGCTCCGCGATGGTTTCAATCTCACCTTTGTTATACGTCTCATCCTTGTTTGCCTTACCGTCTAAAGCGCTCGCAATAGTGGTCGCAAAATTCGGATCGTTATTGATAGCACTCGCGATTTTCTGCAAAGTATTCAGCTCATCGGGAGACATCCCTCTGATAGAGTCGATGGCGCTTTTGATTGCATTATCTCCATCTTGTTTAATCTTGCTTACCGAAGAAGTGAGGGTGTTCTGTACATCACTGATGATATTCCCGATTTCCTGTAGTGTCTTACCACCCAGCTTGTTTGCATTGTCTGCCGTATCTGCCGTACTGGCTGCCGCAGTCTTAGCACTCAAATAGGCTTGTCCATTTTCCGATGTGAAATCCAACCCACTTGAAGTTTCGGAAACCGTTATATTCCCAACCTTTAGGGTATTACCCAAGCGCGTTTCATTGCCGTTGGTTACAACAAATATTCCTGTGCCTTCTGGTGTCGTATATCCGTTGATCTCACCAAACTTTACGTTATCGCCGATTTTAGCAAACTGTGTCATGTCAACAAACTTGCCCGCGTTATCCCAAGATGTACCATTCCATATCAGACAGTCACCTGCACGGGCGTTATGCTCTTCGCTTGCTGTCTTTATACAGTATATCCAACCCCGCTCTGGGTTTTGCGGCAAATCGGAATAAGACTCGACTACGCCCTTCCATGCAACAGAGCTGACGATGGTTTTTTGTATTGCCCGTATGTCAGCCAGTGATTGCTGTGCTGTTCCCATAGCTACGTCAATGATAGACTGGATCGCTTTTGCAGACTGCTCAGCTTTTACGGCCACCTCTTTTGCGCTCATAACAGTCGCATGTAGGTCTTTGACCGCCTCCAAGGCTTTTATCGCATCAGTAGCTTTCTTCTTCGACTCGATAGCCCATGACCTAGAAGATTCTGTCTTTCCGCTTGGAGATTCTATATCAACAACACCATCGGGGGAATCAGTTGCCTGCGCCCATTTTTGAGCTACCGTCGCAGACTCGTTTGCTTTGGCTTCATGATCCCTTGTTTCTGTCGTAAGCCCCTGTACCTCTGTAGTGTTTCTTTGGACTGCTGATGTGTTGTCTTCTACATTTTTCTTCGATGTGCGAATCTCAGCAAGTGCGCTGTTGACCTCAGATGCCATAGACACCACGCTTGCTTCCGATGCCTTTACGGATTCCTCCATAGTTCTGACATTTTGTTCTCTGGTTTCTGCTTCCTGTAGCTTGGCCTCACCTGCTTTTGCCCTCTCTTTGATGCGGTCAAGCATAGACTTCGTTTCTGAAATCTTAGTCTTTACATCTTCCAGGAGATTATTTGCCACTACAGTATTATTCTGTACGTTCTGCTCTGATGCTGATGCTTTCGACGCACTCTCTGCAGCGGCTTTTGCCTGTTTTAGCGCTTCTTGTGCCTGCGCTTTGGCTGCCACTTCACCGAAGTTACCGTCTGCCTTCATCTGCTCATACATATTCTTGACTTCATCTCGAATCGAAGAAATCTCACTCGTATTTGTGACGTTGTCAAGCTCGTCCTTTAGATAGCGAAAGTTCTCTGCGATCGTATCATAAATACCCGCATTATCCGCTGTAGCGAATGGTGTTTTCTTAGACACCACACCTTCTTTTGTGATAGCGTCCTGTGTGTCACGCTGTTCTAAGTACTGGAATCCCTTCAAATTATCACCCCTTTTTGTGTTATAGACAGTCTATTCGACAATGTTGAACATATACGAAAAGGAAAATACCCCTAGCTGAGTAAGAAGAAGATCATTCACCGACGAAAGAATATCTACACTTCCCACTCCAAAAACTTTTTGCGGGAAATACCACCTCTCAAAATACTGCTCTGTGGCCAATGTATCGCCATTGAATATATACCCAAGGGCAGAAAATGCGTGATCCGCACGGAAGTATGGAGCTGTTTCCGTAAACCACGGAGAACTCATTGGATTTATGTAAGATTCTCTCGTTAAACCTATTCTTACGACGGGGTTCCCCCCAGAGTCTTGATTAAGAAGATGGAGTTTCATTCTTACTCGATGCATCCATGCTGTAGTCCAAACAACCAAATCTCTTGTCTCAAACCCTCTCCCCTCATACGGAAACTCGCTTTGGTAAAACCCCTTATGCCTCCATGTTCTTACAGAGCTATCGAACACCGTTCTTCCTTGGGAATCAAACAGAACTAAACCAACACCGTTTCCTTTGGGCTGTTCCAAAGAAACCTTCTTATATGTCCGATACTTTATGTTCACATCATCAGTTGTAGCTACAAAGAACAAGAGGCTTCCACCGTAAACTATAGGAGGAGAACAAATAAATTTCGTATCTCCGTCGGGACGAAAAGTTACAGACTCTCCCGCTCCCGCGAGAAACCCGTATACTTCTCCCCTAGAAATATTTGCCCTAACGACTCCCTCTCGATACACCCCCAGTGTTTGTGTGTCATCATCTATAGTGACGGTGCCAGAGTCATTGATGGCCGCAAAATAACTACTCACTAAAACCACCCGTATTCATACATAATAGAGACTTTTGCCACGTTGAACTTCAAGTCTGTAACCGATATTCCCCTCCAACTTATAACCCCAGAATTTCTATCTATGGTGATGTTTCTGAAATTAGTTCCGAATGGGATTCCGTCTTTTATCGTGCTTCCACTTACCACTCTCACCACGATATTCTTTCCCACAATGTTAGGGTCTACAATTTGCCCATCCTCACCAGAAATAACAGAGAATGTGCCAAGTTTCTTATATACGCAGTCGTTCGTATCGAAGATATTCTTTCCGTTTCCGTCGTATATCTCAAGTTTTGCTCTCGTATTACCACACTCCCATTTTCACCCGCAAGACGTTGTTCTCATCATAGACCAAAATTAAGTTGTCACGAATTTCAACACGCGCTCCATTGTCCTTCGTTCGCAGTACACCAATTCTAGCCGACATCGCAGACAGAGAGTCTACCCTTAACTTATCCGCAGTAATAGACCTTGACGCTATCTTGTCAGCACTGACTGCACCCGAGCGAATCATTCCCGAAACAATAACATCGTTGTCTATCCAAGTTGTTCCTGTGACATGTAGGTATTTGCCGTCGATCTTCGTCCCAGTAGCGGTCATGTTGATCTGGTTGATAACGTCGCCCTTTACCACGCGGGCGTTTATGCCGTCTTGCAACTGGGTGAGCGCGGAATATCCACTTTGACTCGGATTCTTGTTGAGGCTTGTAATGACAGAAGAAATACGATTTGCTTGCGCTGAAATCTGAGACACAAGGCTTCGTTCTTTATCTACCACGGTGGCACTGATATTGTCTGTAGTTTGTTTCAGCTCTGCCATAGACCGATTGATATTCAGGATGTCATTGGCTGATTTTGTTGCCTTAGAAATAGCATCCGATGCTTCGGCATCCATCTTTTTGATAGATAGTGTGCCGTCTTCTATCCATTCTTCCTTGAATGTCGGATTGATAACGCATGTATATTCTGCCGACCGGAAACCTTCTCCGATGAGATCAACATACGCAGCGGATATATCGTAAATGGACGGTTTGCCGTGATACACATAACAAGACGTTGCTGAGTCTACAACCTCGGCTACTCCCACTCCGTTGATGTATAGTCGCACCCCAATAACATTAGGGGGAAACTCTTCGACAACTATGTTTGCTCCACGCGGAATTTCCGTGCAGGTAATGTTCTTTGGCGCAGGAGGTTTTGGATAGTTGTACTTTACTTTAGCAGGATAACTCGGCTTTTTGAGAGAGTTAATTGCATAGAGGTAAACTGTTCCAACGCGCGACGTAAGGTGTACTACGATAGATGTGTCCGGTGTCCTCCCCAACATGCCTATTGGTGAGCCGACATTTTCGTTTAAGCGAAGTTCATAGTAAATGACATCCGAATCGGGGACATCATCCCACATAAAAAGAAACTCTCTTCTAAAGTTGTATCGCAAGTTATATGGCATGGAAGGAACGGTTTCCCTGGGTGTAACCTTCACAAACACTTCTGGTGCGCTGTCTAAGTCAGACGTAGAGCCACTTTTGTTTTTCGATACCACCCGAATACGATATGTTTCCCCCAGCACGGCACGACGCAAGATAAACTCACGAGGACTCTCTCCGGCAAATTTCCACTCTCTGCTCCATCCGATCTCGTCCGCTGGCACACCCTCATCAAATACACCGATCTCCGTTCCGACAGCAGCCTTTGTCTTGTAGTATACTTGACCACATTCGATAGACGGACTTACTGGCAGATCGAAGAGAACATGAATGTCGTATCTTGTGCTTCCGTCTTCGTCTAATCTCCTCTGAGTATGTGCTCTCACGTTTTTTGCATCTTTGGGAGGTATCTCGTTTTCTTCTGTCACCATACTTTTAGCACCGATGTAGTTATGCCAGTGAATACCACCGCTCAGCTCGTCACCATAGAGAGAGTCGTTGTATTGACGACCACTTATTTCGTAGTCGCCTTCTTCTGTTTCCTTTATTTCTGCGATGCGAATAGGAAGACCATCAAATACGCCATGATAAGAAATGGTCACAACATCGCCCGGCTCAAGATGCATACCTTCCACGCCAGTCTTAAAAGATAGCTGCAAGGGACACGCGAGGTTCTGATCGCGATAGAATCGAGCCAGACGCAACGCTTGGTATTGCGATGTGCAGCCGTTAAGCTGAACTTCTTTCGTGATGATCTTCTGGCGCTCTTTCTGGTCGGCATAGTCCTCACAGATGCAATGTACCGTCTTCCAGTTGTTACGTGGGTCTACGATCGCCACGCTGTACTTGTTTGGTGTTTCGGATAAAGCCAAAGGAGCTACGGATAGGTCAAAGCAATTATTATCGTTGAACTTATATGATATGGGTGTTTCTCTTTCGATATGAAGCTTGAATTTGCCATTTGTAAACGTCATATAGCCACAGAAATTAGCCAAGATTTCTTGAAGCCATTCAATAGCGCTCATTCGTTGGTCGATAATCATGTTGAGTTCATACCGTTTTTCTCTCACCGTAACACCCACCGGATCAAGATACGAGATAATCTCATCGCAATAGTCGGCAGACTCTTTGAAGCTATCCTCATCCAACATTTCTGACGTTATCCACTTGCCCAAGCCATAACGCCTTGAAAGCAAAAAGTCTCTCAGGCACATCGCGGGATTTGTGGTATATTCAACCTTTCCGGAGCGAGTGTCCATAACCTTGAGTCCTTCAACCAGACACGACACGGACGGATTGCCGTTTAGTTCTTCCGATACGGTGAAATACATATCGAGCCAAGCCATCTTTGGATAACCGCCTGTTTCATCGTAGTTCTCCGGAGGATCGCAGTCATGGAATGTGTATGACGTACCACCAGTAACAGTGTCCATCGTAAGCGCAGCAAAATCTGCATAACATCCTGCATCTATATTGTGAAGATCACCCGGATATTTGCTTGTAGCGGCAAACGGAAATGCTTGCCACCCATCGCCCAAACGATTGATATACGAGATAAGACCAGAGATACTGACTTGCCACTCCCAAAACGACTTGTCGTTACTTCCCTCAAGATCACTCTTGTTTACCAACTGAACTTCTTTCGATTTATCTCCATAAGTGAGTGTGAGCTTTTTGCCCGATAGGTGGATTCCCGCGTTCTCGTACTTGATATTCCGGACGGTAAAGACCACACCGCTCTCGTTCTTCTTTCCACTTGCTTTTGTTGGGACAAGAAGTTCGTTTGCGGTTACACTGACAATCCTGTTGATCCCACCTTCACACAAGACAACATGCTTATGGAGCTGCTTTGCGTCTGCGTCTGTCTGATGGAATGTCTGATTGCCTGTAATTAGCCGTCTTCCGTATACAAGCTGCACGGGAACATCCGCTGTCATTTGTTCTTGCTGTCTGTCGAAACGCTGAACGCTTACATTTCCCCGAGAGTCTGCACTTGGTCTATGCGTAGCCGTCCACACGCTACTGAATAGCGATGCGCCCATAACGAATCGAGAAATAGCACTGAGTCCTGCTCCAAAGAAGCCGAATCCCGCCGACACGAATCCAAAAAGAATCGCGCCGAAGAGCTTGCCTCCGCTTTTTCCTCCACCCTTGAAATGAGCATGTCTAAACAGTCGTTTTGCTAGTCGTTCTGTCTCTTTGTCGCACGGCTGAAATGGCTGCCAAGAATAATCGAACCTGTTGTTCTGAATATCGAATAATGCCCCATCGAAGAAATTGAACATCATTTCACCTACCTATATTGAGTCTCTAAGGGAATAGACGGGAATCCGCTAAAGCGTTTCATGTTGTTGTACTTGCGGCACATATCAGCAGATTTATCGCACCCTTTTTGAAGAGTGACAACCATTCCTCGTACATCTTGAGCGAAGTTGACATTGAGAGTAATGGCATTCCCTTCCGATTTGTGAATAACCCTAGACTCCCCTTCAACAGAGGCAACACCGTTGCGCCAATAGTTAGTAGCCCACGATCCTTGAACAGTAATCTTGTTTCCGTCTACGCCTAAAATACCGACTTTTTCTACCCCCAAGTCCATGCCACATTCGGCGTCACCGAACTCACTGTTGCACGCAAGACGAAAATCGCGATTAGGACATTCGATGTCAGGTATGCGTGATTTAACCTTGCAAACAAACTGCCCATCGGAATAAGAAGGCTCGTCGATGTAGCCAGAAAACACGAGCTGAATTATGCTTGGGTCTGACAAAGACTCCGGATAAGATATACGCGCTATAGTTGCATTACACCCTCGAAAATCAAAACCCTGAATAACATAAGACAACAACTCATAAGAGCAGTCGCCTAGCGTAACTTCACAGGCATCCGTGATATTGTCCATGCTCTTTGTGATTTCTCCACGCTTGAACGGCACTGCGATATATTTTTCACCGTTATATATGATGTCCTCATCACAAGCTGCTATACGAGTGATCCCATTTCGTAGTTCCAAGACGTACAGCTCTATAAAAAACGGATTGCCGCTCTCTTTGGCTGTCTCCATTTGAACTGGTAATGTTGATGGCATATATTCACCCCTTTCTCCGAAAAGCATATTTGAAGTACCTGCTCCACCAGTCGCGATGATAGATGGTACTTGTCGTTTTACCGAACTTCACGGGTATCTGCATAGCCAACAGTTTCCCATATTCAAGGTATATCCCAAGGTGTACTTCCCCTTCGATTTGAAATACAACCAAGTCGCCATACTGTAGTGTTTCATGTGAAACTCTATCCATGTGTGTCAAGAGGTATGTATAGAGCCTACGCCATGCGCCGAAGCTCTTCCCCTCTGTAATAGGCAGCCCGTCATCGATGTGCTCTTCATAGCCATGTTCACGATAAAACAAACGACATAAGCCCAAACAGTCACATTTAGAAAAAGAGGACTCCCCAAAATAATGAGGAATCCCCACAAACCTATTGATGTCATGCACACTATCTACGCTCTTTGTCATTGACTACCTCCAAATCCATACTTGTCTTATAGCCAACGATACGCTGCTGCTCTCTAAGGTCTGTTATCTCAATCGAATCGGGAAACATAACCCTATAAGTAGAACCGCCTTTTTTCATGAGCAACGGAATACGGCAGTGAGAGTTGAACAGGTCGATGATCTTGTCTCTGTCTTTCTTTAGGCCGCTCCAATTACAGGACAATTTTTCACGGAGATAGGTAGATTTAATGCGTCTACCCTCTGCGCCCATCTCCAAAACTTGCACGTTATGGTCGATCGACTGCTTGACCTCGCCATGAGGGGAAGGAAGCATGTCTGTTTTCGATGGCAGCCCATACCTCTTTTTTTGTTTCTTCACGGAAAGGTCTACCGCACATTTGAATCCAACGGGGGTAGCGCACTCGTACAACCTTGTAATATTTAGCACATCGGAGAAATAGCATACCTCTTCAATGCCGTCATACTCAAAAAGAAACGGCTTATACTGTCCCTTGTGGTCGTTGTAGAACCGAATCAATCGCTCCATATCCTTGGTCAAGCCAGACACCGTGAAGGAATATTTCTTCTTCGATGCGATGCGCGTGCGCTTGTACTTCTTGTAGCCGCTTTCATATTCAGTTTCCTTGCTCCCCCAAGAGTATGTAACCTTGACTTCTCCATGAGGGAAGAACAAAAACTTATCTAAAGCCATGCTTCTGATGACCTCCCATGATTCTATTGAATGCCCTAGGATTCTTCGCGATAGCCTTCATGACTTCCGCGCTAGACGCTTGCGTATTAAGGATAACAGGCTGAACAGGAGTCTCCTGTTTGTTTCCTTCTCTAACGTCCTCTCGAAGCCCGGCAAGCAGGTTTTCCATTTTCTCGTTTGATGCCATCTTTATAGCACCGTTGGCTTGGTTGAACCTACGATAGCTTTCCATAGTAGACGCTTTCATTGAAGGACTCATGCTTGTTCCCAACGAACCACCATCCATGTAGCGCTTGAACCCGTCCATAGCGGGCGCAAGTTCTGGCTGATTGTTGAGCATATCGAGAAAAGGGATCCCCAGTTTATCTACGCTGTCTTTTTTGATAATATATTCACCATCAGACGTGCGGATAAATTGTCTCCGGTGAGCCAGATACGTCAAAATACTATCGCTAGTACCCGTGCCAGCTCCACGGATAAGACCGCTCCTCGACGAACCACCAGATGCAAACCCTGGGACGCCACTAGGAACATAACCACCTTTAGCAAATATGCCAAAAATAGAAGACAGTCCAAACCCGCTAGATGCGGACGCAACAGCCATCTGTGCCGTCAAAGCCCCAATAGCCATAGTGTTGGCCGTCGTGACGGTCGCATCCGTAGCCGTGGATGCTTGCTGTGTAACCGTCGCCAACTGAGTAGCTGTATTGCCCAACGTCTGAACCGTAGTTCCCGTGGTAGTGACAGCCGTGTTCGCTGTAGTAGCTGCTGTCTGAGCGGTCATGGCGGTCGTGAGACTCTGTACGGTATTCCCTATCCCACCGTCATATCCAATTCCGCTGCCACTTTGAATAGATGGGAAGAATCTGCTCTGATAGAATGTTGACATCGCCGATCCTGCAAGGGATTGAGTCCTCGATGTCGGATTCCTTCGAGAATATTTCCCCCCAAGAATATCGTCCATCGCACCCATGCTCTCATGCTTTACCCCGAAGATATTATCAAAACTTCTCCGAATTGTAATAGATGCAATTTGTTTCACGATGTCTCGCAAAATATCTTTCAAAGAATTTCCCTGGACAATCAGCTTATCGAAAAAATCAGTAGCCATGTCGCTCTCTACACGGTGTAATTCCTCGGAGAGTTTACGGTAGTTTTCTGTCGCTTCCTTGACAGCTTCGCTCTGAGATATTACAGCCTTTTCTGCATTTCGGTATGCCTCTGTGCCATTCTGAACGATAGAAGTATTAACTTCGATAGACTTTGTGAGCCTGTCGATTTCTTCCTTTTCTTCACTTGTGCGGTCTTTCTTTTGTTTGAGAACTGCAAGAGCCTTCTTGTCTGCTTCGATTTGCTTCTTGGCTTCATCTACCTGCTTATCGTTATTCGCTTTCTCTTGAGCTAGTCGTTCTTTAAGTCGAGCCAATTCCGCTTCTGCAAGGACTTTCTCCTGCTTTGCTCGCTCCGTCTGGTTAAACCAGTTGCGTTCTGTACCGTTTTCGTCAACAGCGCTAGATAAAATGCTACGCTTATATTCGTATGCTTCACGGGGGTTGAGGTACCCACGGAGAGAATTAAGCCTATACATCTGGTCTTCGTGCTGATCGGTAATGCTGTCCCGCGATTTACGCAGCGCTTCTGCTTGCTCTATGATTTTACCGCTGTCCTTACCGCCGACTTTTTCAAAACGCTCTTTCTGCTCGTCTAACGTAAGGTCAGCCCAAGACATGTTGTCGTTCTTCAAGGCTCGTTCAATTTCCGGGTGCTGCAGAAGGAAGTCGTTTACCTTTGTTTGTGCGCGGATATATGCTTGGTCTACGACACGCTTCTGCTTCGATAGATCGGTCAGTCGCTCAAGTTCCGTGATATATTCTTTCTGCGAATCGGAGAAATTGTCTCCATAGAACTTTTTGGAGTTTTCGATCCTCTTGGATGTCATCTTATATTTTTCTTCCGACATCTCCATGAATTTCTGGAACTCTTTTGCGTAGTCATAGCCAAGACTGTAGATAGAGCCGTTATTGTTGCCGTAGTATTTCGCAAGAAGGTCATCCTTGTACTGGGAGTCCGAGCCAACGCTCATACCACCATTTGCGATGTTTGTTTTGATAATCCATGCAGGTGTTTGATATGACTCATGCTCTGCAAGTGTTCTGGTAATAATCTTGTCGGCATCAGAGGAGTTGCCTACAATATTGCCATCGCCAGAGTAAATCATGACGTGAACATTCTGCCCATCGCCATCGGACGCAGGGTTAGAATCTCTTGAAACTCCCAAATCGTTAAAGGAAATAATATCGCCTTTTTCGAGTTGAGACTCGCTGAATGGAATAACGCTGTACCCATCACTAATCATACGCTCAATCAGAGTCGGAACGCGGAATACTTGGTCGTCATACAAACCCTTAAAGTAGCCCTCTACTCCCGCAAGAATTTGATCCACAGCCTCGACGCAGCCCACAGCATGATTCATCATCGTCTGCCCAAGGTTATTGTTGATACTGGCATCCAGCAGAGACAAGGACTCAGTGCCACCGGAGAAACCAGTTCCTTTTGCGTTACGCTTGGGAACGGCACCTGCAGCGTTTTTGAAGTCATAATGCTTATCCATGTACTCGGAATTTGCCACTGTCTGAGCAATAATAGAATTTGCTTCTTCTTCACTTTTTCCGATTCGGAGAAGATATTGCCTAGATGCGTCCTCAAAAGAGGCTACTCCGTTGTCAAGAATCTCATTCCATACGTCAGCAAAGACACCAAAACTGTTGTGAGCATTACGCGTATATTCAGAAGCGTATTTCTCCCACATATCAGACGTAACCCCCAATGGGTTATCAAACGAATCTGACTTCATACCATGCACGTCTGTACCGTTGATCGCCGCAGCAAGTGACATAAGCGCGGAAATCGAAGCCTTGCCTTTGAGCGGGCTATTTTCTCCCTCTAAGACAGCAGCTACGCCCTTGTCGAACTCTGAATCAAAAGACCATGACTCCTTATCTTCTTTTTCCTTGCGACCTTCTTTACCCTTACTACCCTTTTCACCTTTTTCATCTGGCATTGTTGCATCTCGGTCGTAGTTGCGGTTCTCATTTGTGTTGTCTATATCTTCTGGAAGCTTAATACGGGTTCTTGCTTTTGCGTATTTTTCGAGGGCTGCTTCTTCGGGAGCAAGTGACTCGTTTAGTCTTCCAAGCTCTTCAATCTCTTCGCCTAGTTTGTTAAACTTCTCTGGGTCAGAATAGAAGTCGGTGGCTATCGAAAGATGTTCATCCCTCTTGTTCTTGTTCCACTCAGAGAGTCTTTTTGCTTCTGATGCTTGATTTTCATACTCTTCTTTTACCGAATCTGGTATAAACTTGTCCGAAGCCATTGTTTCGTATTCTTGCGCTCTCATGGCATAGAAGTTACCAAGAACTTCTCTTCCTGCTGCCCTAAGCATATACAAAAGACGATAACCCAAAGCAAGTTTTCCTACAGCGTAAAGTTCCGTTTTTAAGGACTCTATGCGTGACCTTGTTGTTTCTATAGCGGTTCTTGTGCTTTCTACATCGGCTCTGGCTGCTTCTTCCTTGTTGGTAATCATCTGAATAGCTTTTTCTTTGTCAGCCTTGGCAAGTTTCTCGATTTGCTCAAGGTTCATTCTGCCATCTTCCATAAACTGATCGGAGTTTTCGTGCAAGATGACCGCAAGGCGCTCACTGATAAGCTCCATGTTCTTCTTTATCTCATTTTGGCGCTCTAACGAATCGGAAGAATTGTCTGATGCAGCCTCAAGTGACGTTAATTCGTCTGCAAGTTCGTTGTATTTCTTTGCCAGCCGTTCTGCTTCTTCGCTGTTTCTTTTGCTTTGCTCTTCCATCTCTTGGGCAGTAACAATAGCGTCCTCCGTCTCTTGTTTTAGCTTCTCAGCCTTTTCGGCAGCCTCTCCCAGTCCGTCTGCTTCCACCACAAAAGATATAGCAGCCACAGCAGCCAAAGCGATAAGCATACCTTGAAGCCCACCAAAGACAGCGGTCAACCCCATTGCAGCCGATGCCGCTCCATTTGATGCCGCAGACAAGAGTCTCAAAGCCCCCGCTCCTTTTTGGGCCGCAGGAGCAACTTTTTGAACCACGGGAACTGCCCGCGCCGTCGCCAAGTTCATCTTTCTTGTATTTGCAGCGGCAGTTTGTGACAAATTGGAATATCTTTTTAGGTTCGTTCCACCCTGTCTAAGCATAACACCATTTTGAGCCAAAACCATATTCGTTCTCGTCAATCCTGCTCTCATAGTGGTCTGCGCAGCCGTGGCACTCGATGCCGCTCCGCTTTGTCGCACTAAGGCAGATGTATTGCTTCCATGAGCCGCAGTATTCGTCGCCAAGGTTCTATTTTGCGTACCTAATGCAGTCGTTTCCGCAGCTACACTTCTTGCCGCATTTGCATGAGCCGTAGCATTTGCCGTTGTTGCAGATGTATTCGCACTGGTGTTTGCCGTAGCACCCGCCGTAGTACCCGCTGTAGAACGCGATAGATAGCCAGATGTTTTGTTAAACTGAGTATCGCGCCTTGAGAAATAGTTGGCCTTCGTGTCAGTAACAGTACCAGAACCAATGCTGGGAATTATCCCTGTAATGCCAACACCAGAAGCTCGCGTAGCAGTCCAAGCCCCAGCAGCCCTTCCCGATGCGCGTGCAATCATATTCAAAAGCGGAGGAATCAGCTTGTATGCCGCGACGACTCCCATGATTCCCTTTGTCCATGTATAAGCATGAGATTCTGTTGTGCTCATACCCTTGGTTATATGGATAAGCAAATTGAGAATCCACTTCATGTCATTAACCAAACCGTCAGTGCCAGCTTGCTGAAAAACAGACGCGATATTCGCCTTGAGTGTTTCGATTTTGCGGTACATCGTGTCCATCTGAAACTCAAGCTGCTTGTTTGTAAATCCCGCAGAGTTACGCGCGACACCCAATGCACGTTGAATCTCTTCGTAGTTATGAAGAATAGCCGATACCTTGGAAACCTGAAACTTACCACCAGAAATAGCAAGCAAGAAATCATTAACACCCTTTGTGTCCTTGGGTGTAGTTTTTAGAGCCAAAGAGATGTCCATGATAATATCTTGAAGCGGGCGCATTTCCGTCTTACCTGTTTCCCCGACTCGATAAACCTCGATTCCAAAGTCTTGCATAGCCCGAATAGCCTTATCTGACTGCATCGAAGAGAACATAGACTTGAGTGTAGTACCAATCTCGTTACCCGTCTTGGCCGTGCTACGAACACCAGTTGCAATAAGAGCGTTCAGGAACTCAAACGAGACACCTGCTGCATTTGCCGATGCGCCTGCTTGACGAACACCTTCCGTTAAGTCTTGTGCCGATGCGCCAGACTGGTGAGCCAGTGCCGTCCAGATGTCGAGGAGATGAGCGGATCGTGCTATCAAAAGGTTAGAGTCGTTTGTCTGCATGTTGAACTGAGCAAGAGCAGATTCAAGACCTCTCGTGGCTTCCAACATGTCGAAATTATCAACGGTGGCCATTTTTGCCGCTTGCAACGTAAGAATGTTCGTGTTCTCTGTGCCAAGGCTGTAGTCTCCGCGACTGTCATCATCGTGACCGTACATACGTCCGATAGACTTGCCTGCTTCCATAACGTCTCTGATACTTTGCCCATATTTTCCTGCAATATCCGAAAATGCTTGGAACTCCTCGTTGACCGCTTTTTGATTATGCTCGAGCTTCGGCAACACCTGCATGACACCAGCCATAGCAAGCTCATATTCTTTGATGTCGTGAAAGGCCTCGAATGGAGTATCAACGATAGCGTTCTCAATGGCATTACCGATCTTCCAGTTTGCCGCTTCTCTTGCGCGTTTGATGATGTTTCCAAAAGTAAGCTCAGTTCTTGCCGCCTTAGAGATTTGTCGATTGAACTCTTCCGCTTGATTGTTGAGTCGCATAAGCTCTGTACGGGCTTTCTCGAAGCGAATCTTGTCTGCTTCATTGCCAGTGCGTTTGAAGGCATGGAACATGTTTTCCGCAGTTTCCCGAGCCTTATTTAACTCTTGACGAAACCTCTGATATGCCGCCAACGGAGGCTTATCATTCTGCCACCTATTGACTCCCATCATCATGTTCTCTGGGGATATGCGCCCCGCAAGGTTTGTTTGTCCCATCGAAAGAAGAGTTTGTTTGATTTTGTTGATGCGTGCAATCTCTGCGTTAAAGGCCGCTTGTGTGTAAACTAAACCGCCATTTCCCTTATGCTGATTGATACGTCTCTGAATTTCTTCGATGCGAGAGTTTAGAGAAGCCAGTCTATTTGCATCTGACTCTCTTTTCTTTGCCGCCTTTTCCTGTTCGCGCTGTGCTCGAAGGTCTGCTTGTTCCTGTTGCCGTCTTGCTCTCTCGATATTACGCAGTCTCTCCTTCTCAGCTCTTTCCGAAGCCGCCTGCGCTCTCTGGTTTGCGCTGTTGTCATTCTTGACTCTAGCCTCGCTCATCAGTGCCTTGACTTCCGCATACCTTTTCTCGAAGTTATTCAACTGCTGTTTGAGGTTATTGATAAGACTGTCATTTCCCATCGAAAGAGAAAGTGCGCGTTCAAACTCCTTGCGTACAGAACCCAGGTCTCCCATTTCCGCTTTCATGCGTGCAATTTGCTGAGTAAGACTATTAAGCACACCGATATTCTGCTTCCATGACGAAGTATCGACGACACCCTTGCCAACCTTAGCATATTCCTTCTGCATCTCACGAATCAGTTTTGTCTGCTGCTGGATGAGAGTCTTGACTACTTCCGCGTTAGTCTTCTGGACTTTCGTACTGTCATTTGACGACTCTGCAATTTTCGTGATTGCATTACGCATAGAACCCATAAGGGTTGTGACGTTATTGAATTTGATATTTGAAACCTTGTCCAAAGCCGCCGCAAGCTCATTTATCTGAGTGATCGCGTCATGAGCCTTGAAGATAAGGTCTGTTTGCAGTTTTTGTGATTTATCTGCCATTTTTTGAGAAAATACCTCCTATACGATGGATTTTTAGACAAGGTTATGATATGATGTACTTGAAACGATGAACAATAATACGAATCGAGCGGAATAAGGAAAGAGAAGATGATGAAATGAAACCGAAGAAATGGAGATGATAGACATGAAAAAGAAAATCTTGATGGTGTTTGCGGTTCTGGTGGTGTATCTTGCGTGCATGTTTGCCTCACCGTGCATGGCCAAGCCTATACAACTCGTAGACTACGACGCACAGACATTCTTTGAGAACTACAAGCTGGCATGTACAGAAAACCCTAGGTTCTTCAACGCAGCACTAACAACAGGAGAACTTACTTATCAGGGAGAAACTGGCTTGTATAAGAAGTATCTGTTCCATGTGGGCAGAAACGCCACTATCTCCGTTTACGAGAACAAGTCTGGATATGTGTCAACTGTAGAGGTAGAAAGCAGATTCAACAGCGAAGAAGAGGAAAACAGTTATGCCTCCTCAACGATATGCGTAGAACACGTCCTTAGTCTTGATCGCGCTGAAAGAACGTGCCTAGGCGACACCAAAAACGAAAAAGTGAACTTCTCGGACACTATGCACATAATCGAAGGATATGGAAAGGCCTACAGTAATATCAATAAAAGATGGATTCACCTAACCTTAAAACTTGTTTCCGTTAAAGCAGGAAATGACTGGAAAAAGACGATGCTTTCTTATTTCTCCGCTGACGACGAAGAGTGACGGGTGTTTCGCGCGAATCGAAGAAACAGGAGGTGTAAATCATGTTTTTCGTAGGTACTGTTCCCACTGTGCTTGCTGTCATAGTTATGTTTCTCTTGCTTTTGAGGAAAGACGGAGCTGCACTCGGTGTCATTGCCGGAATATCCCTTATTTTCATACCATACTTCGGAAAGGTTTTGGTTTTTGGCTTTTTCTGTGGTCTGACATTATGGGCTTTAGCGGACAGGCTTTTTGGAGCGGCGAAGCCTTGGTTTAACCTGCTTGAACCTACGACACCATACCTAGAAAACAAATATTGGATGTTCTTGGCAAAAGCGGCAGACTACACAGGTGCAGTTTCGCTTATAGGGTTCTACCTGTCTATGGGTCTTGTTGTCACGAACCTTTTCTTTACCGAAACAAACTTTGTAAAAATGACGATCGACAACAGAGATGTGTTTCCCCTTTATGCTTGGATATGGTCTATAACCTTTTTGGCAACAGTTCTCTTCATAGGATTTGCTTTTGTTCGCGATATAATGTCTATGGTAATCGACATTAGGAATAAGCCAGACCTACATGTTTGACAAAAACCTAGCTATTTGCCAACATAAACTCCATAAACTCTTCTGCGCCGCCACGAGTCGTCTGGATTCCTTCCAGTTCGGCTCTTTCTTTTTCAGCATTGAGACTCATGCCGTCCATCAGTTCTTCCAGTTCGGGAAAGGACAGCTCATTGATGTCTCTCACTGTCATAGACGTGTTTTTTACGATGGAAGCGACAAGTTCATTCCACTGGACTCCGCTTTCTTTTTTTTTGCCTCTTTATAGCCGCTGATGCCGAAGAATACGTTAAAGATTCGGGGAATCATAGCCATATCGACAAAACCCGTGATTTCTTCCTCCGAACACTTGCCACCAAAAGCCATTACCAAAAGCTCCATCATCGCATTATACGGCTCGTCCGAAAAGGCTTCCGATGCGTCAACGTCCTTGCCGGATGTTTCCTTCTCCTGCATCTCCGTCATCTTCTTCAAATCGGGAGAAAGGAAGTTCAAAATAGCCATATCTGTATGAAACTTTGTGATAAAATGGCGCAGCTTGTTCTTGTCTTTGATAAGTGCGGGGAAGATTTCCCTATCCTTGCCGTCTCGGCATCGGATAAAATTGTCGTCTTTTGTTTCTGTTTCTGCTCCCATATTTACCTCCTATCTATGTTTATATATTCCATATACAAAGAAAAAAGGAGCTACCTTTCGATAGCCCCATAATTTCCTATATGCTGACGAAGGATTACTCCGTGATGTCAACCACCGCGAACGACCAGAACTTGCCGTCCTCACGCTCAGGATCGGCGATACCGAACTCAAGCTCAGGGGCGAAAGCGTTCTTGTGCTTAAGGTCGAGCTTAAGGGAACCGTCGGAACGCGCCTTGTAGATCGTAATCATCATCTGAACCTTGCGACCGTCCTTCTGAATCATCGGCTTGGAGCGGAAGAGAATCTGGACGTAGCCCGGAACAGCAACCGTGTCAACGTCAACGCCGATAGCCTTCGTCGCGGTCTTGTAGCAATACGTGGCCAAGAGCTTCTTGTTCGCATACGACGTGTCAACCTTGCCTGCCGTGACAGGGACAGCCTTGCGCTCGGAATCAACCAACATGAGCGTGCTCAGGTCTGCCTCCGTAGCATGAGTAAGAGTGAAGCTGCCGTCCGTCTGAATTTCAACCTCTTCGTCCATAGCAAAGACCGTGGCTTTCGCTGCCATGCCAACGCCCTGCGTCAGCGCGACCGTCTGAGCATCCATAGAAGCGTTCTTGAAGCTGACCTTGCCGTTCTTCTCCGTCTGGTACTGGTAGAGGCTCGTGTTCGACTCACCGCCGTAGATGTCCTCCATCTTAGACGAGAACTCAAAGTTTGCCTCCTGCAAGTGAATGTAGCCGATGTTGCCATGACCGTCATTGATGATGGCTCGACCAGTGCCCTCTACAAAATAGCTCGTATTCTTTGTCAAGTTTTCCATGTTTTTGTCTCCTTTTCTTTGTTGTAAAATAGTTTTTCAAAATGGTGTTTGTGTTTTGGTATGCTTGTAGTAAGGTATGTTTGTGTTGTTCAGCGGCTCTAACGATGTACAGCGGGTTATGCCCATATAAGCGGTCGATACTTCTCCGAATAGATAAAGACACCTTTCACATCGGAAGCAATACTTGCTCTTGAGGTGCAAAAGATGTCCATATCCTGTAGAATCTGTGTAACAATCCGCTTTAGCTTTTTGATGTCGCTGTGGCTCTTGCAGTAGTAGTCTACGGTCAAGAATCCGCGAATGGCATAAATGTTGTCTGTCTCCGTTGCGCTGCTGAAATACATGCTGATGAAGTTTACATTGTCTGCCGTGGCATAGGACATCGGAGTAATCTCTCTATGGATGCGCTCCGATCTCGCCTTTGGAGTCATAGGATTACCCAAGAGAGCGGCCAACTCTGCATTTTTCCAACACGCAGAATATACTGTGTCCAGCAGCTCCATATCATCCAGCATATATAATCACCTTCTTTGGAAACTCTTTCATAACGTCTGTAATCACGTTTGCAATCGCTTCTTGAATCTCTTTATACAGCTCTGGCTCAAGGGATTTCACCGTTTCTTTGATGACGTGTTTTGCACGAATCGGAAAGAATAATGGCTGCCCATAGAAAGTTTCGATAACTTTTCCTTTTAGGCCACCGTGAGAGAAATGACGCTTTCCGTCCAAGTCCTCATAGTACCCATAATCCCTGCCGACCGTAGCTAAGGCATGGCCAAGGCGATCTTTGTTGAAAAGGGAACTGTTTACATAGTCGCTGAGGAAGGGATTGTCCTTTGTTTCCATAAGACTGCCCTTGCCATATTCCGCAATCCATGCTTTCTGACCTGTGGCGCATATAGCCCTTGCAACAACGTCTTGAGCTACCGTAAGCTCCATGTCTCCAATCGAAGCATCTCCGTCAATGTTGTCCAGTGATGCCCACCGCTGCACTACGATTTCTTGAGCCGCCTTGCAGTATCTCTGTACAACGACGCGAACCGCACTAAGAAACTCTTCTCTGTAGTCTTTCAACTCAGCCAAAATTCCTGTTGTCGTTCGATGTCTGCACCGCAAGCAGGCCGTCAAATTTCGTGGTATCAATCGCATCGACACAGAAATTCTGTCCGTCTAAAACGATCCTGTCCATTTCTTTGACTCCACACTTAGGCAAGCGGAACTCTTTTGTTGTGCTTGGGAGTAACCCAGCATCCAAAAGTCTCATTGTCGCGTTCACGGTGACATGGTTTGTCGGCACTGTGTCTATAAGACTAAGCTCGCTTCCAACAACCTCGTCATATTCGTCGTATTTCGGTGTAGACCTGTATATCTTGGCTTCTCCATTACATCTGTAAACGGTAGCTTGAACAGACTCATCCGATTTGCGAACAGAAATAGTGAGAAACTGTGTAGGCGTATTCTGTAGTCCTACTTTGGCAGAAAATATATCACCGTTCTCAAGTTTTGTATCTTCTTGGAGCAAGCATGTATAAACAAAATTGCTCTTGAAGTTACTCGAAGATGACCTGCCAACACGAGAAAATACAGCCTTTTCGGAAGCCTTACCTTTGATGTCGATCGGCTTCTTGAGTCGATTAAACTGTGCCAGCAAGACTATCCAACCCCTTTAGAAGCATTTTGATGTCCGATGTGAAGAAGCTGTCATCACTCATCATGACTTGGAAATCCAACGACGTAAGCTGCTTTGCTCCGCTGAAGGACTTTGCCTGACGAATATTACACGCCAACATGCCGCAAGCATCTTTGAGTCTCTGAGGATATTCCTTGAATCCGGAAGTATATGTGACTTCGATAGACAACGGTTTGAATCCGTAGACCAACGGCGCGATGCCGTAACTTCCCGAATAGGTAAAGTAACCGTCCATCTCTGGGTCAAGGTCGATGTCTTCCAAATTGGCTTCCATCTTTTCCCTTCCAAACATGCAATCATAGACAATCTGAGCCTTTTTCAGCTCTGCCACTGGCGCGTGTTTGAGCTTTCCCCTGCGAGTCTTATTGATTTTCACTATGTCGCGGAACGTCTTAATCTCATACGAACGGCCAAGATAACCGTCAATCAAACTTGTGGCCATGCGAACGTCATCCATATTGAGTCCGTCCATGATGTTTTGATATGGGATCAGCTCTTCTTCCGTGATATAACTCACTCTACCGACCCCATTTCTTTTAGCTGAGCCAACTGCTCTGCCGTCACATTTGCCTTGCCGTCTTTCGGATAAATGACACTACCCTGTAGCTGGATAGCAATAACTTCCGAATCGGAAAAGGTCACGGATGTCATCTCAGTAGCGACTGTCGTGGACTCCTCCTCAGCCAACATATTCTCTTCGTCTGCTTTCTTCCTCGCCAATTCATCACCACCATTCTATTACTTATGTCCTATATATTCTGTATTTTCTCCGATTTGCTTACTTCTTCGCCAGCTCCTCGAAAACGATTTTCTTCGGTAGCACTCCATGACAAACATATACACTTGAAAACGGAGGATTTGCTGTCGGTTTATGGTCAAAATAGCTCTGATAATATGAAATTCGCTTATCAAAGTACATAATTTCAAACTCATTGTCCCGAAACATCTCGAATCTACGCTTAGACTCAAACAATCCCACGACACCAACCAACATGGCAAACGGCTTTTCCAGAGAAAATAACCTCTCAAGCACTTCTGTCTTCAAAGAATATGGTGGATTTGATATGATAATGTCGCATTTTAGGACTAATGTATCAAAAAAATCATCACCATTTTCGATGTGCGTATTGATGACTTCGCAGCCATGCTTTTTCAGAAGCGAAACGTACCTTGACTTGTCCGTGTCGAATGGACACCAAACAACACTAGACTGTTTCACATACTTCAAAAGAGGTTCTATCGCGTAATCCGGTGTGTAAAATTCATCATTCTTACTGCCTGCAACAACATCCATCTTCATGCTTGTGTCACATAAAAAGAGGAGCTGCACCTCGCGATGCAACTCCCTCCTGTATCAACTTTTACAGACGATTAGGCCTGCTTGATGTCGATAATCATGTGACCGTACTTGGCCGCACGAACGATGAACGTATCGAAGAGAACAGAGATGTAGCGCGTAGCCAAATCCTTCTCCGTGCCGAGCTGATAGATACGCGGCGTAGGCGATGCGACATACTGGCGCTCAATCTGCTTCTCGTCGAGAACGGCGATCTTATGCTCAGGGCAATAGATGTCCGTGATAATCGGCAGAATACCCGCAGCCGTCATAATGCCGTTGACCTTGATGCCAGGGACAACCTCAACGTCATAGACCTTGATCTTATCCTTCTCGTCCATCTCCTGCGCATCGAGAAGAGCCTTGTCGATCGGATTCATGTAGATAGCCGTCGGACGAACAGCGTACTCCTTGTTGTTCATAAGAGCCGCGATGTTCGCAATAATGCCCTTCACCAGACGTGCGTCCTTGGCAATTTCACCCTTCTTCGTAATCTGCGTAATCAGAGAGCAGTATTCGGGCGACGTCGAGTCCATAAGGCTCGTAGCCGCACCCGTCCATACGGCGCGATCCTGTGCGTCAAGCATATCCGTGACAACCTCATCGAGAGCCTGTGCTTCCAGATTGCCGAACGTGCTGCCCTGCTGAATATAAACCTCGCGATCAAACTTCGTGAACGTGATACCGTCAACGATAGCCTTGATGTAGGCGCTGTGCTCAACGTGGTCAATCTTCGTGTCAAGAAGATGGTCGATTGCACGCGGATTGATGAACTTGTGCTTGCTCTCATGAGCGACCTTCTCAAAGTAGCGCGTAGGGTGGCCAGTCGCGGCCTTCACCTGAACACGCTGAAGAAGTACGCCACGCTTGCGCGTATTGTCAAGAATCTGAGGCTCAAAAACGGGAACATGAATCGCACCCGTGCCAATGTAATCTGCCGTTGCTGCTGCAAAAGTCATCTGACGGCTCATACCGTTAAACATACGTTCCAAAATATCTTCTCCTTTTTGTTTGTAATTTTTCTTATCGGTTTAGCCTATATCTTAGGCGTTCTTGAACTCGGCGCGATGCTCATTCCAGAGGTCAACCTTCTTTGCCCACTTCTGATCGGGAGTAAGGTTCTCATCTGCGTCGATTTCCGCTGCAAGCTCCATAGCCGTCTTTTCCTTCGATTCGGACATCTGGGGAGTCGTACTGAAAGCCGCAGTCTTGCGAACAGGAATCGCCGTTGCCTGCGCCGCCATTGCGCTAACTTCCGGATTCTGCTTCATAGACTTAAAGCCTTCCTTGATCGTATCAGCAATAACCTGTGCAACCGACGAAAGCTCAACCTTGTCGTTCTTAGCGACGCTCTCTTTTGTCACCTTGTTCTCCGTCTTCGCCGAAAGTTCCGCGACCTGCTTCTCAAACTTCTCCATAGCTTCGTTGATTGCCTCAAACTTCGACTCGAAAGCCTTGTTCTGCTCCTCAATAGCGGTAGCCAGTGCTGCCTTGATTTCCTCGTTCAAATTTTCATCCTCCTGTAAAATCGAGCACATAATCTTTGTACTCTTAAATGCTGCCTTGTTCTTGTAGAGAATCGCAACGCCTGTAAAATGCGCTCCGAATCCCGTTATGGTTTTTGCTTCGCTGTTCTTCTTGTAGCCATCAAAATAAGCCTCGACCGAGCAGCCGAGACTTTCTTTTGCACACTCTATTGTGTCGCACACATCGGGAAAATCTGCTTTCCACAGATGTCCAGATGCCATGATTTGATTACCGACAACCTGCGCCGAATCGATGACGCCAACCTTGAAACGCGGATTGTGACTCTTGAGCGTATCTTCCGCGTCATAAAACCATCCGTCACTCCACGCCACGTTTACTCCGCTGCCAATAAGCGACTGAACGTCCATCCCCTCGGAGCTGATAACCAACTGATACCCCTCGACCCCACCACAAGGAGTGGCATCTGTGGGCGTATCAATATAGCCAACCACTGCATCAAATTTCATGAAGTCGGGATTCTCGTCCTGCGCTACACTGAAAGAAACGACGTTAAGTTTCATCTTGTTCGTGTTTTTCCACCTCCTCTTTTCGGTTCTTACCCAAACCATTGAAGCCACCATTACCGCCGGAACCCGTTTCGTTCGACTTGCTGATGACGTTCTGGATTGCATACTTCTGATTCAGGGCAGATTTCATTTCTGCCTGTGTCATGTCATTGTATGGGCTTTCGATAGCCGGCTTATCCAATGCGGCGCGATACTCACGAAGAGTAATGCCGTTGGTGTTCCACTGTTCCACGATCAACTGCTGTCGCTGTCGCTTCTGCTCCAAAGTGTCCTCAAAAACGAACTCAAACTTTATCACATCGGAAAGGCCTAATCTGCCTATGATTTTTCGATTGATTGCATCTTGGAGTAGTAAACAGTGCGGACGGATAGCCTCATTGAGTAGCGATTCATTCTGCTCCTCAACCGTAGACCTGTCTGTGTTCGATCCCTGTCCCAACTTCTTTGGGTCAATACCGAAAGAGAGTGCTATGATCGTGATAAGGTGCTTCTGCCATTCAAGATAAAGCTCAGAGTCACCCTCTGCGCCCAAGCGCAAGGAACTCGCACCCTTTGTTCCACCGAGGATAGGCATGAAACCCTTGCCGTACACCTCTTCTTCAAAATACTTCCGATAAGCCTGTAAGTCTTCTGCCGATACTCCCTCTCCAAGGTTGAGCGCGTTCTTTGGTACAGCATTAGATGCTTGATTTGTAGCGTATTCTTCTGCTTCAAGCAGAGCTACGATTTGCTCGAACGATGCCTCAAGAGGAGAAAGCCCAAACTGCTTATCTGTGGTTTTGTTGTGCTGAATATACAGAACATCTTCATCATGCAGATAAACAGGATCGCCATAATGCCCGACACGCTGACAAAATCTAGGGAAAGAAGGGTCTTCATAGAACCCATTGACATACTCAAGAGAGAACCCATTCACGGGATATAACTTCATGGGCTGCTGAGAGTCGCCTGAAAAAACGATTTCCGCCGCACCATTGTCTCCGATAAGGGTTTCATTGATGATTTGCCCCCAGAAAGACCGATAGTCGTCCGTCTCGTTCGGCTTATTGATGACATTCTCTACTGCTCGAATCAGCGTAGAATATGAACGCCTGTCATTGGGTTTGGTGGGAACAATGCGCCAGCTCTGAGCTAATACACCGTCACGAATCAAAGTGATTGCCCGATGAGGGATAGCATTGCGTGAAAATCTTCGCAAATTCTCTTCATTGAGCTTCGGCACAGACGACTTGGGAACGCTGACTGTATATGGCACGATGGTAGAAATAGTCTGCCTTGTCGTATTGCCGTCATCTTTTGTAAATCCAAAGCTGAACCTTCTGCCAAAAATTTTTATCTCCACTTGCCAAAAACACCCCCTATCCGTGCCATTCTAGGTTTCATTGTCGTGATACCACCAAATACGAGCTTGTTGCTGACCGATGGGAACGCAGCAGAACAGATCATGTTGACCGCATCCATACCATCATCTGAGCCTTTCGGAAAGCGCAAAAACTCGTTGATAAGCACAGTCTGGTCTTTGCGGAACTTGATATACTTGTTCTTGATTCTCGGAACTAAGCCCCTAAGCCGGATTTCCTTCGGAGTCTTGTCATTGAACTCCGTTATGGGAATCTGAATACCAGCATTAAGGCCGCGCTTTGCCACCTCATCTTTGAACATGGCTTGAAACTGGACTGTCTCGATACTGACCGAACGCAGTTTGTCGCTGTACTTCATAGCACCTGCAATAATCATCTCAATAAGACGATCCGGGTGATACCTTCCCATGTTTACCTCAAGGATATACAGATACCCGTTAGCATCTTTGCCTGCCCAAATAATAGCGGCTCTGTCTGAGCGACTTTTCCCCAACGACGGATCACATGCACCATAAACTCCGACGATTTCGGGAAGTTCATAGTAGTAGTCAAACCAGTCGGCAAGAAATTCTGCTTGAGAAGGGTCAACAGGCTCATTCTGGTACTCAGAAGCAAATGCCCCCGGATCAGAAATCCGCAGCTCCATCATGTTCTCGTAGTAATCACGGCCAGACTGCGGCCACAGAGACTCAACACCATCCAACATCTCTTCTCGATGTGCAACGTAGAATTGATAGGAGTCCTCGTATGCTTGGCTATTATTTTCGTCTAGCATCATGGCTTCCCATTCATCCCACAAAGGCGACTCGGAGAAATGCTGTATAGCTTGGTATCTCTTGCGATTCCACATAGAAAAAGACGGCTCTGTAAGCAGCTTTTGAAGCAATGATTCGTAGTGCAGCACCGTACCGATGTAAATATAATCAGTAGTAGGAGTGCCTACAGGAATAAGCGCTTTCATAAACCAGTTAAACAGTTTCCGTCTTTGTGCTTCTGTCTCTACGGCTTCGTCATTTTCCAGATCGTCGATGATAACCAACTGGGGACGAATCGAACCGTATTTGTTACCCCTGAGCTTCTGTCCTGCACCCCTGCCATAGACCTGAACTTTGTTCGATGTGACGATTTTATCCTGCGCCCATTTTTCTTCTGACATAAGATTTCCAAAGTCACGTTGTATCAGCTCATTCTCTTCCAGCTCGGTCTTAATCGCCGATATAAAGCTCTTTGCTTGGTCTAGCGTATCTGATACGAGCAGTATGTTTTGCTTATATTTATAGACGATACACCAGATGATGAGCAAAAAGGAAATAACCTGCGACTTGCCATGACCACGAGGAGCAGCGCGAACGTAGTAATTCTTGCGTTTCTTGCGCCTAAGGATCATATCCTCAGCAGAAGCAAATACCTCTGTGTGCATCGGGCAAAATTCACTTGAGAAAACCGTTGGGAAGTATGTCTTCGCAAACAACTCCAACGATTCCGCGCACTCTTTGACACGTCTGCCTGTACTTTCTCTCGATAAGATAGCTTCGGTCGATGTACCGTTCTCTATTGCAGCGGACAGTTCATCAAAAAATTTCTGTGCTTTCGCCATATATCAACCTCCCTTCGTATTTTGTGGTATAAAATTCATGCCTTGTCCCAGTCAGCATGACGGACGCTCCACGGCAACTTGGCCACCACGCGCCTCAAACCCAAATTTCTTCGACACGCTAGATAGAACGTATCGTATCGTAAACCTCGGATTTCCGAAGTTCTTCAAACACTTGAGATTTGACCTCTGGGTATCTGTCAAGGATTGCTATGACAACACCCAAAACCTTACGCACCTTCTGTAGTCCAAGCTGCTCTTTCTGAATCTGGCTTACCGTTCTGTTTAACTCAGCCAACTGCTTGCAAGAATTAAGGTATGCGTTAGAGATGGACGCTATCTCGGACAACTTCTCTTCGTCCTCTTTCAGTTCGTCAAGAAGCGATTCCATTTTGTTTGTGTGCTTTGTTAAGCGATTGCGTACCTTCTTTGCCTCAGCTAGAGCATCAAAGTGTTCCATCGCCTTCGTTAGATGGTTACGGTACATGTCCGTCATTCCGTGAGACGTGCAATACCTGGAAACCGTCATCTTAGTGACAGGCTCTTCTCCTGCCGGAAGGTAACGACTGTTAATCTCGTCGGCTATTTCCTCGCAAGTAAGATCGCGTCGCATTGCAAGCACCTTCGCTCCAATGCCCATCTTGTCAATCTTCGTTTGTCTCTTATCTTGAGCTATAGTGCCATCTCCTTTCAAAACTCTTTATATATAGCTCTTTTATCCTATGTTTTATATTTTATAGGACTTTCAGAACTACTTGTGCTTTTTTCTCGTATTAAACGCGGTTTCTCGTCCAAAACTACGCTACGCATATAAAGTGTCGCGTTATGGATTTCATACCCGTATTTCTCGTATTGATACGACAAATTGAGCCTTAAAATCGACGTTAGGGACTATCGTTCTTCGCGGTTTTCATTCTCTTGACAAAATCCTTCTTTTGTTCAGAGGTCAGCCGTCTTGTCCGAGCCACCCTACGAAAAGAAATACTCTCGTTCGGAACGGTAAACCCCAGAGCATAAATTTTGCCATCCTCACGCTCTTCGCGAGTTCGCTCATAAATCTTATCCAGCTTGTTCATGTGGCGCGTGTCGGTGGTATAAATCGTCGTCAGCCCCGTGGCTCTATCCATTCTGATGACGGTTTCCTGCTCGTTGGTTCCTATGCAAGTCTTTCTGAAACCTGCCATGATTCACGTCCTTTCTCATGTCGGCAAAGCCGCCATCGGCCTATCGCCGAATTTGTTTTCACATCGAAGAAGATATTGTGTTCTGCCTATTGTCGGCGTAGCCGTGTTGTATAAGATTAGCTTGCTTTTGCCTTTAGCTCGTTTGACATTACAAGCTCATGATTTTCTACCCATGCGATGAGCTTACCCGATGCATCATGAAGAGACTGCTGAAAGTCCAAAGTGTTGGCCATATCATTCAATGCGGTTTTTAAGCTGCTATAAATTTCAGCGTACACTGGTCGCCCCCATGAAATATCATAGTAGATGACGTATTTCCCTCTCTTTTTATTCCGAAAATCAACCCAGTTTTTCCCTTTATTTTTCATACCCATCATTTTTCACTCTCTTTCAAACGCCTCTGCTAAATGGCGCAGCACATAATCCGAACACGGTTTTGCCATGCCGTTGCCCAGTGCCTTATATCTCGCAGAATCAGAACATGACTTGTCCTCGATGAGCGTATATCCGTCTGGTAAGCCCTGCAAGCGCTCACATTCAGTCGGAGTCAAGCGGCGAACAAAAGACTGACAGCACAAGTTCTCGCTGCCACCGCCGATGTCACCACCGGAAGCTCGTAGCGATGTTGTATTGTCCACCTCTTCGTATTTAGCAAAAGAGGTCTTGGAAAACATGATGCACTGTTGGTCGTGCATACAGTTGAGCGATCCTACTGTAGTCTGCAACTGCGACTGATTCGTCTGTCCATTTCCCACACATACTGCATGTCGGTCAACCGTATTCAACGTAAAGCATACGTCAGATAATCCGCTTCCTTGAGGGCCATTCTTCTCCGATCTGCCAATCATACTGCCTTGTACTGCGATAACCTGCGATTCATCAACATAAGGGTTTTTGCCCGCATCGGAGGAACGTGTCTCTTGCACTACTGGTACTTGATTACCACCTGTACCCATTCGCGCATTGAGCGTAGGTGCGGTGCCGTCTTTAACAGGGCACATAACCTCATCTGCGTATGTCATGTTATAGCAAGCTATCGTAGGCTCAACTCCGCTACGTTGTGATGCCAAGCAAGATGCTGTTTCCACGGCATATCCCAGGCTTCCTCTTGCCCCTTGACCAGCTTTGAATCCGGCTGCGACAATCATAGTACCGCCTTGATTACATGCAGGATTGCCACCATTCAAGTCTAGTGTTCTCGTTTTATCTGCCCTATATACTCCGTTATAAGGATTACCAGATTTCATAGAATTGGATGCATAAGAGCAGATGTTAAAACACTTGGATTTCACATTTTCGCCTGTCGCTCCAAGGCTTCTTTCAGTTCCTTCGGCAGCTCCTTCCCTCTGGCTTTCGCTCTCCGAAGTATTCCCAGACACGCTTTCTGGCTCAAATAGTATTTCCGCTGCACATCTTCTGTCGGCTGCAAAATCTGCGACAAGAAAGATTCGACGGCGACGTTGGGGCACTCCCCAATATTGAGCATCGAAGACGCGCCATGCAATTTCACACTGAGGCAATTCTGCCATTCCTGCATTTGCCCATTTGCCATTCGTAGGCATTGGAATCTCGGTCTGTCCGATTTCTTGGAGCACGGATCGAAAGTCCATTCCTTTGTTGCTGCTGAACGCGCCTGGGACGTTTTCCCATACCACGAATCGGGGATATTTACCGTTCGTTGCTCTTCGCATTTCGTGTATAATTCGTGTTGCTTCTCTGAATAATCCACTCTGTTTGCCATTCAACCCCTCTCTTTTTCCTGCCATGCTTAGGTTTTGGCACGGCGATCCCATGCAAATAATATCTACAGGAGGCAGTACCCCCCCGTCCAGGTTTCTTATGTCTCCGATTTGCTGTACGTCGGGGAATCGCTGACGAGTGACAGCCAAAGGAAACCTCTCAATCTCGCTTGACCACAACGGCTTGATTCCGTAGTCCGTAGCCGATGCAAGCCAACCGCCGATACCGTCAAATAGGCTGCCTAGCGTAAGTTGATTTTTACTCACTTGACCACCGCGTCTTTCATGAATCTTGCCATGCGACGCAGTTTCTCAATTGACTCACCGCTGTAGCTTATCGTTCCCCTAATGACGTTCTCGTTGTCGTCTTTGTCACATTCGGTATGTTTCTCCGAATCGAAGAAATCAACATAATCGCCGTTTTCCCCTTTGATAATCTGCACGCCAACCTCTGATGGAATATGTTTCTCATCAACCCCGTGAGCCTCTGCATAAAAAAAAGAATCGCCTCCGACGATCCTCTTGTATTCGCAATATTTCTCTGCTGCCTCTAACGTGCTGAACACTCCAACGATGTCGGTGTCATAACTCATCTTGACTTCGCAGACAACATAAACGGTTGGGTTCTTATGGTTTGTGTCTTCCAGTTTACAACACTCCTTTTGCTTATCCATGCCCGGCGCAGCCTCTGTTGTAGTCTTCGTGGCGCGATATAGTATTGCCGTACTCTCCTCAAGCTCTTTCGGCAACGCTGGCACGGTTTCTATTTTTTCCTCGATTCGCCATAGAATCAATATGACGTACAAGAGCAGAGTCTCAATCAATAGGCTTATGAATAAATCCATGACTCACCTTTCTTTCTTTTAGCGCAATTTTTCTTTCTTTTGGTTTTTATCTACGATTGCTACCGCAGTTTTGATTTCACATCGGAGAAAGTGTTTGTATGGCCAGCACAGGGCAAGTCCCTTATTCTCTTCGATTCGATAGCTCTCTGCAAGAGTCCCCGAAGGGATAATGTGTGATAACACAAGACGATTTACTTGTAAATCATTCAAGCTCTGCTTGAATCAATGTCGAATCTCATCAAAATCTGTTTGTTTTCACATCGAAGAAAAAGTGCTCTCAAGCCCACTCGTAATCTATTACGTTAGTAATAGATTAGTTATCCTCTCTTCTGTTGTTGTTTAGCTTATGAACATCGTATAGTACAGGAAATGAACATCAATGGTCAGTGTGTCTCCATCCAGTAAAAAGTGCCGTGCCTTTTCTTGCATGGCATGTATCTTATCAGCCCCGATGCTTCAAGTTTCTTCTTCGCGTCCAACAAAGTAGCCCTGCTTTTGATCCCCGTCAATTCAGATAACTGTTTGTCTGTAAGACGAAACTCTTCTTTACGGTGAAAACTGTTCCACGCATATAGAAGCCAGAACATCACATGAGAAGGATATATGCCCAACTCATTGGCTGCCATCATTTTCTTCGATAAGAACCCTATATAGTCAAAACCCATACAAGCCTCCCCTCTGTCGTTTCCTATTGCTCAGAAAAAATACTCTCACTATAGTTGAGTGGTGACTTTTCATCGTAAAACACCCCCGAAATCATATTTTTAATCAATTTATAATATATATCTCCATATTCATCGTTTTTTAATCTTTCCATTGCCTGTATCACAAATATCATATTTTCTGTATCACATGGACTCGCATTGTTTTTACTCCTGGTTCTGCATAGTTTCCACAGCCCCCCATTCCATATTTCTCCGATGTGAAATGATATGAAAAATGTTGATAATACGCGAAGATGCATGAACAAATTAAAGCCCGCAAGGTCAAGAACGCATGTCGCCTAGGACTACCAAAAATTACCACCCCCCTACGTCAAAGCCGCGCCCGTCGTGATACGCGTCCGGGAGAATCCGACGTCCTGTAACACGTCCACAAAAAAGCCGCCTAATTGCTATTATGCGTCCTTATTTAACCTCCAAAAAGCCTGTAAATACTAGTATCTCCATAAGCCGCCATATCGTCATAGCCTATTGCTATATGTCGTATCGTCGCTATCCGTCATCGTCGTGCGTCCAGCCGTCGTGCTGCAGTTGCTTATCGTCGTCCCTCTTTGCCCGATCCTGCTGCATCAAAAAGCCTCTAAAGCCGCGTCATTACTGGCTTTGTAGCATATCGAGAGGAATATTATCGTATCACTTGCAACGTAAATCTTTAGCTAACTAAAGCGAATCCGTATTGTCCGCTATCCCCTGGTAACTGTCCGGTGTCTCCCTTGCGCCGTGCCGATCGGGCGCAAAAACACCTATCGCAAACACTATCAAAGCCAATAATATCAATGCTCCATGCGCCATAACTCGTGCTATATCAAAACAAACTACGCTATTTGTCTATCCCATAAACACATAAAAGCGAAAAAATCACCCAAAAACCCAATAATCATGCGGCTTCGTGATACACATTAAAAAATGCTAATAATTGACCCGCCAGACGTTCTATCATTAGTCTTATTTATATTTCAATAAATCATATTTATATATATTATGCCAACAAGTTATAATAAATACAATATATAGTATATCATATCAAAAATAGCACAATATGCCGTACCATCGTAGTATATTGCTTATCATTATCATAAAAACACGGCTGCATATAACCACATCACCACCATATCATAAATATTATTTATACTATCATAATAAATATCTATATATCGTCGTAGCATCGTCGTCTTGCGATATAACAAAAATAGCATATAAGATATAACAAAAGCGCTATAAATTGGCGTCAATCGCAGCACCATCGCCGTACCATAACCATAAGTTATCATATTATAACTATTAAGCATATATCTAACCGTCATCCTTCGTCGTTATCATAATTATTATTTATGTTATTATAAATACCATGTATAAAAACCTGATCGTGCGTCGTCGTGCATCGTCGTCCAGTCGTCGTGCATCATTATTTCCTATTATTATGATATGAATTATATGTATTATTGTCCGTCTTTGACCTACTTTATCACACTAAAGGATATTATATCACTATGTTATATATTGTGTTCAGCGATGTCTTTGGCTCTTTAATCAATTAAAGTATTGGGAAGGTGCGCAGTCCCTCTCTGTCGCGCCGATCAGGCGCAGCGTCGCCAATCGTCGTCGTCCGCATACCCATATAGGTATATATTTCTCCGATGTGCTGCATCAATCCGCCGGATATGGCGATGCGATAGCATAAAAATCCCGGCAAACTTAGCAATGCCAAGGGTTCGCGCTAGTTTTACGCATCAAGAAAATGCGAATCCCTACATTATATAGCAAAAAATCGGCCATGCTTATCCGTGCTTATTCGCACCATATCATGACTATTATCCCATATATTTTAGGTGTAATATCCTATTGATGTGAATATATTATCGAGCTATTATATAGACGTAGCAAGGAACTACGCGATAACAAAAAAATAAATCACTTACAAAAAAGTGATTGACAAGTCGCAAAAGCCGAGCTACAATAATAGCAAGAGGACGGAAAACCTCTTGTAAATCAAAAAACCCGAGCAGCGTCCTCGTAAAAAAAGCCGCAAAAAAAAATAGCCCGAACGGGCAGAAGGGAGGCGAGGCCGCCGGAATCGGCCTTGTACCTTGAAAACAGAATACGTTGCCCGAGTCCGTCGTGCGAACGATACGGCAGGCGAAAAGCCGAAACGACGGAAGACAGCAAACCCGCGACAAACGGGACGGGACGCACGGACGCCGTGCCGACGATCAAGCCTCAAGAACCTACCTTGACGGATGAATTGCCGACGTAACCGACTGATCCAGACTGAACCGCGCATAGGCAAGCTGTCTAGGGAGTATAGTTTAGCCGTCGTAAAGCGTCTATAGACGACGCAAGGCGACGTAAAATAAACGTCCAAAAAATGCAATTAACTACCTGTTGGTAGATTGATTCAGAGCCTGATCGTGACAGGATCGGGCTCTGTTATGAGTCTATCAAAGTGATTTTTAGAGGAGTGATAAAAAATGTTGACAAAAAATGTGTTAAAGAGACTTCGTAAACGCTTTGAAATTGTCGCCGATCCCTTTGAAAACCCTTTTGAAATGGTTTCTTTAGGGCTGGACGGAATAATCATTCTCGATACGTATGAAAATGCGCAATACGAGGGCGCAAAAAATGTGATACTCCGTGACCAGGCGCAGTCGACGCTTGGCCGTTTGTACGGCATCTCCTGCCGGCTGCACCTAAAAGATACGGTCGTGCTTATGACGCATGACCTTCGATCCGCGACGCTTTCTTTCTCTGATGCGGAAAAAATTCTGCGTCAAATCGAGAAAAATATAAAAGAATTTTAGTCGAAACGCGTCCGGCGCATCGTCGGGCGCGTCTGTAGGAGACGGCCTACCTACACTGATGAGACAGGCCGAGAATGTGTTTTTTGAAACGGAGGAAAAGAAAATGACTTATGAAGAGCGCTGGAACATGGTGGAGAATTTGAAGGAAATCGCAGCACGCAGGTCGACGAATCGCCCGGTTTACGAAGGCGGGCACCGCGAAGCAATCGTTGCGATTGTCGTTGACCCTTCGATGGGAGACGACCCGCAGCAGGAGTACATCGCGTGCAATATCCCGCTGTCCAGCTATTGCGGCTCTCATGAGTCGCCGTTGGCAAAGCTGCGGAACTATTTGCCTGTCATCAAGAGCGTCGTTACCATGGAACAGCATTGTCGTTATGACGGTGGCTGCTATGCAAACGACGTGATCGCCACCACCTGCGAGGCGCACGTCTACGAAAACGACGGATTGGAGGGATAAAAATGACCAAGAAAATCAAAGGCATCGCGTGCTACGAGCACCATACGGCAACATTCAGGGGATATGTTTCCCGCCGGCTGTCTGAACCTCTTTACGAAGCCTATGATGGCCGCTTTGGCCGCGGGTTCAAGGAGCTTATCCCTAATTGGGACAGCTCCCAATATTCCTACGTCCGGTACTGGATCGTTGCGTGATTCAGTCCATGTGCCGAAACGCGCTATTGCAATGGGAGCGTAGCGCGTCCGTGATAGGGTGGCTCCCTACGCGCCGATGAGGCAAGCCGATACCGTTATTTTCTTCGATTTGACAAAAAAGGGAGTGTATTTTCATGGAAAAGATTATTGGCACATATTCGTTTTTCTGCGACTGCGGGATCGCGGTTGTAGGCATCGAGTACGGCATCGATGATGTCGTACTCTATCGGTATGTCAACGGGGAACGAAGGGGCAGGCTTTGCCGGGCGCGTGTTCGTGACAGCGCAAGCGGCAGAGCGTACTTCCAGACGCGTTTCGGACGTGTCTACTTTGATGAGGTTATGAGGACGGATATTTAAGAGGAGGCAGAATCATGAAAATGAAAACCACAAAAAAATACGTGCAGCACTTTTTCGGCAGGAACATTATCCCTATCGGATATTGCCATGCACAATTTCTTTTGCGCGGCCGTGAACCGATGTGGTACACAACGTCGCGCGTCTACGGTTGGCTTGCCGACGTGTATAACCTCGGAGACGGCCTTGCCATCGCGACGGGTTATGCGCCGTTTGGAAATCTCAAACGCTCCCTTCGGCGACATCAAGCTGTCCTACGACTTCGTGAAGGAATATGAGACGGCAGCGTTCGAGGCCATCGCCAAGCACGACGAAGCCGAACACGAGCGCATCTTCCAGGCGTTCGTTCAGGCTGTTCGTAACGGAGAAGGGAGAAAATGATACTGTGACTTGCTTAAGCCCTTCTATTTTCTTTCGATGTGACTCGGAGGACGTAGAAGGGTTTGATGGAGGCCATATGTAGAAAAGGAGGCAAATGTCATGAACGATAACGATATGCAGCTCGATAATTTCTTGCTGTATTACGGCAGGATCATGTCGGAGCTGGATGCCTTGAAAGAAAAGGCAGAGAACCACTTTGATGTAAAGCCGGACGATATTGATCGCTCGGTTCTGTATAAGGCGCGGCGCACGGTTGAAGTCCTGCGCTATGCTAACAGGTTTTGGGAGGGAAATAAGAATGATGACGTATGACAAGAAAACGAGGACGATCCGCATCGAAAACGGGTACTGGAAGCCCGTCGCTATTTTTCTCAGGGACGGTAGCGAACAGGTGCGGGGAAAGAAAATCGGAGGTTATGAAATTCTTAAGGATCATAGCTTCCTGTATTCGGATGTGATTCAGAAGGCGATGTGAATGGAGGCAAACACTATGGACAAAGTAACTCTGGGAAAGATACTGAAATGCTGCAATTTTTGCGACGCCGATCTGCGCGGTGCGGACTTGCGTGGTGTCGATTTGCAGGGGTTTGACATGCGCAGAATAAACCTTCGCGGCGCAGACCTTCGCGGTGCTAATTTGCATGGCGCGGACTTGAGCGGAGCAAATTTGAGCGATACCGACTTGCGCGGTGCCGACTTGACTGGTACACATCTCAGGAGAGCCGACTTTCGTGAGTCTGACTTGCGAGGCGTAGACCTTCGAGGTTCTGACTTGCGCTGGGCAAATTTGAGTGGTGTAGATTTAAGCCAGGCTGACTTGAGGGGAGCCATAAGGGAAACAGAATCAAACTAAGCATTTCCCGACCGAGCCGAGCGCGTGACACCGTGCGATACACTGCGCTCGGTTGATCGCGTTCTGGCTTCGTCGATAGGTTCGCTGGTCGTAGGGTCGTAGACCGCCATAGAAAGGAGCAAAAACATGGAAAAATTGCTGTATATTTTGGAAGGAAATATTCCGTCCGACAATACACTCCGGAAACTAGGGCTGCCTGTCACGGAGTCCGATGTCGTTGAAATCGCGAAGGCGTACATCGTCGAAGCGTTAAGGAAGAAGAAACTTAAGCCAGGGAAAATCAATATCGCGAAACTCATTGAGCGTACGCTGGAAAAGATGAGGAAGGCACATTGCGGGCAGTATGGTTCTATCACTTCGAGAGGAGGCAACGCCTATTTTTGCAGTCCGTACTTCTTGCTCGATGCGCCTCTTTCCTTCTTTGAAGGAGTGAATCCGTATTATTTTACAGAGCGCAAGAATGAACTCATCTCGTCGGAAACGGAGAACCTGCTTGCTTTTACGTCGGAGGAGAAAGTGACAATCCACCGGCAGGATGTCGATGCCTTTCGGAAGGTGTTCAAGCAGGAAAAAGTCTGTTTGCTTTCATTCCCTGTAGGTAGTAGGTATTTCCGCACCGAGCATTTGATGAATATGTTCAAATTCTTGGACGAGACAGAGATAACGGCCGAAGTCGGGAGAGGTATGCTTAAAGCCTCGAAGAACGGCATAACCGTCATAACGACAGAAATAAAGCCCAATGATGAAATCGTCGGGATCATCAATAAGAAATGGAGGAAGAACGATGGAAACGAATAAGATGAAAGAAGTCTGGAAATACTTTGTCAAGTACACTGCAGAGGATTCGTTTGCCGTAAAAGAGGGCAAGAGGCGTGAAGGCGCGTCCGATGCCGAGCTTGCGTACACAGAAGGCGCGTATAATGCAGCCTATACCTGCGCCGTTGCGTCCGGATATAAGGGGAGTTATTTGCACAACGTCGTTGATTCCATTGACAGTATCATGGAAAACTACATCAAAAACGGAGGCGATCCGTATGGTGTAGCGAATTGCATGGATGAGGTTTTCGAGAAGCTCGAGGACATGGGCTTCGATGGGCAGAAATAAGGAGGTTATATAATGAAAGAAACACGCAAGTACACCAGGGAGCGCATGGAGGAGCTTGTAGAAGTTTTCTCCGATTCGTCTAGGAGAATGGCGCTGACCGACGAGCAGCTTAAGGCGGCTCCTACCGTCGAGGAAGCAATAGAGGCCATCTTTGGCGATGTCGCATAGGCAAGGGAGATGGAGGAATATGAAGAAAACATACTATTATTTCTCCGATATGAGAAGGCAGGTGATAACATGATTACTGCCTGCCTATTGATTTTGTTGGTTCTGTATATAGAAAAATGAAAGGGGAAAATATTATGGAATTGGATATGACGGCAGCATCGGCAGCGGCGCAGAAGGAGCGCTATTTGGCTAAGTCTTGGGTCGGTCGAAAGATCGACGAGCGCATGACGCACCTTTTGCGTTTCTGCAAGGACGACATTATGAAGCGCGTCGAAGAGAAGACAAGCTATTACAAGAACAAGGTGTACTTTGGACAGGGTGACCGCCGATCGGTCATCACCAAGGTTGTTCTGTTGGACGGCACGGCGATCCCATGCAAGATCAATCTGTCAAATGAGACATCATGGGAGGCGGCCATCGAATCCGAGCTGGGGGTGTTCGTGCTCTTCGTAAAGGAGTATCATATTCACAACGAATGGCTCGACTGGCACGGGAGGCCACGGCTTTCAACCGCGCCAATTCTGAGGGAGGAATACTTCGTGCAGGAGCGAAACCTGTACTGGTCTTTTGAAAACCAAGACTGGTTCTTCTCGGACGACTTTTATATGTGAAAGGAGACGGTGATCCAAACTAAGCATTTCCCGATCAGTGCAGCGAACGCGGATGACTGCAACACTTCGTTCGCGTTCTAGCTGTTTCTTCGATTCGCCAAAGGTTTGACGTAGGTTTGAATATACGTCGATAAACACCATGAGGTTATGGCAATAGCAGGAAAAATAGAGCACCATATCGAAAAAAGACATGATAAAAAATAGAGCGGTATGGTGCAGACGGGACAGAGGAGGATATATCATGACTAAGAGAGACGTTATGTACAAGACATCGGAAGGCGTAGTTATGGAAGGCTACGTCGAGTCAGAAGTAGACTATAAGGGATATGATCCTATAGACTATGCAAGGGTTTGTCTCACATCAGCAGACGGCACACTGCGGTTGAATTTCAGCCGCGACATGGTGGAACATCTCGGAGGACAGGGACAGAAGAACATATCAGAGGACTTGTATATCGACCACATAGACAACGGCAAGGTCATCGCCCGTGATCTTGTTGACGTGAGCGGTGGAAAACCTCATTTCGTAGACCTCTACGCTGCGGGAGAATGGGGAAGGATCGTCAGAGAGGCGCTAGCCTCTGTAGGACGCTGACAGGCAAAGAGGAGGCACATCATGAATACAACACTGTTTTTGAATCACAACGTAGGTGGCTATCATCACTCTTGGGCTATGGTGCCGATGGGTACCACATCCGAGGAAGTCGAAGTGCAGCTCCCGAACGGCGTGGAGGTCGTGGAGACGGAAGGCTTCTCGAAGGCGTTTGAATACGAAGGGGACATCACAGCATCTGTCCTTAACAAATATAATAGGGAGGGCTGGCCGCGCCCCTATCTGGTGTTCTGCATCGACGGAATCATGTACCCAAAATACATGGAGATTCTGGACGATGGCATTAAGGAAGTTTGCTACGGAAAGAAAGCTCTCGCGGAGGGATAAACCATGGAAAATACGGAAGTCACTATGGACAAATTGATGGAAGAGTTTGAGATATATCTGGGCAACAAAGCGGAGAGAACGAAAAAGCTGTATATGGAAAATATGCGCCAGTTTGACTTCTCCGATTTGCCTACCAAGCGCCATATTGCGCGAAAGACGAATGAGTGGCTAGATAATGGTTTGAGCTACAATACAGTGCTCGCCAGGTATTCCGCTCTCAAGAAGTTTCTTCATACGTTCTCACGCTATTTTAGCGCAGAGGATATAAAAGACATGATCTCGTATATGGGAGAGCTTAAAGGCTATACTCCCGAGACGGTGTACGCAAAGCCCGAACAGGTGGAGCGTATAATAAAAACAGCGGAACATAGGGAAGCCCTGGCTGTCGCGCTTATGTTCTACATGGGCATGAGAATCTCCGATGTGGTGTCACTGCATATGGAGCAATTCAAACGAGACAAGGCAGGCAACGTGTTCCTTAAGTATCGCGATAAAAAAACGAAGAAGCTGCATGAAGTACAGCTCTTTGAAAATGTTGGCCTGCTCTATCACCTGTATGTGTTTGGGCAGCGTGAGAAAATCATTGGTAACTGGAAACCGAATCAGGATATACCGTCGGAAGACGGGAAGTACCTGTTTGTCGGTCAAAAAGGAAAACTCACGGCACGATGGCTCCAGAAGCAGGTCAAGAAGCTATGCGTCTACTGTGGCTTTCCCGATCTGCATTGCCATTCGTTCCGTCACGGCTGTGGGACAGCATACGCGAAGGCAGGCGCATCGGCAAATGTGATCCAGAAAGTGTTAGGGCACGCAAACATGAATACGTCTATGAGGTACATCCACCTTGCAGAAAAAGACGTGTTCAATGTCGGGCGCGAGGTATTCGGCGTATGACAAGGTTTCGGACGACGACGATTCTACGGCGCATCAAACTAAGCATTTTCCGACGGCGCAGCGAGCGCGGATGACTGCAACACTTCGTCCGTGTTCTAGCTGTTTCACCGATTCGCCAAGGGTTTGAGAAAGTAGATGCATAGGAGGTAATTATGATTACAGCGTTCATTCTGATAGTGATATTGTTATACTGGAGCAAATAAGCAGGAGGCGCGTTATGAAAGTAAAACAGCTATATGTGTGCGAATTGTGCCACAAGGAATACAACAAAAAAGAGGAAGCGGCAAGGTGTGAGAAAATGCACAGGATTCCTAAAGAAATCGTGTCCGTCCAGCACATCTCATATAAGGACAACGCCAAACGCTTTCCTATTCTCGTCACGATAACAATGACGGATGGAACAAAAGCTGTCTATCGGTACGACAAGGAGGCATAAACATGAAATACATGATTTGGTATGAAGGCCCCAAGAAGTATGCAAATGACCGTTTTGACGGCGACTTCACTCATTCTATGGGGATTGATGGCACGAAAACCATGCAGGCTCTTGTCGATCGCATGACCTCAGACTCCAACGTGAAGTGGATGAAAGTGTTCGCCGACACTCATGACTATCTGGGAGTGCCGTTCGAGATGCTTCCTTGCACATCGGAGAATGTTATTCCTCTCTATGAAAAGCGCATCGTTGATGGGATCGTCCATGAAGCGTGGTCGTTGACAGGGCAGAAAAGCCCAAAGTCGTGCTCTAAAGATGAGGCTCTTGCTTGGATTGAGGAATATGAAAAGGCTGCCAGCATCGGCCATGAGCGCCACCAAAAAGAACACGAAGAAGATGCAGATGATATTTTTTCGTTCCTGTTGCCCGATGAGGACATAGAATGGAGCATCGAAGAGCTTCTGGTAGCACACAAAATCGAAGGCGCAATCATGCACGTTCTCGAAGAAGCCGAAACCAAAGGCAAGCCGGACGTAGCAAAGATGTTTTTTTGCTATTACCTAGACAACATACATGGCGAAGAAAAAGACATAAAAGAAGCCCGTTATGTCATGGACAAGTATTTCTCGTCCTTGTATAACGACTTCAAGAAAGAGGATAGAATCGGTCAGCTCCTTTGCGAGCATGAGCTTCGGTGGGCTATTGAGACGTTCTTTCCGAATGGAGAAGCACCAGCATGGCGCATCCGGCAATACTGCGTAAGGAAACCACTGTGGAAGATGGAAACCTAAGCATCTCTTCGATGGGAGTGAAAACAAATGGTAGAGATAACGGAAAACATAGCCAAGGACATCATAGGCGAAGGAAGCGTAACTGACATAGGGGACAAAACCTACTATATTAGCTACAAATGGAGGCATCGTCGCGGCTGTGCAGTATTTAAGGCAATACCTCTTCACGTCGATGTAGACATAGAGCCAAGTTTTGAGCACATCGGAGTGTATATAGCATATCCAGCAAAAGAGGAATACATCGAAAGCGTTTTAAGCGGAGACATTCGCTATAAAAACGACATAGATAGCTATTTCTTCGATTGGGAAGCATGTTATGATGTAGACAAACCCCAGATATGGTCAGAACTATCGTAGAAAGTGGATATATACAACTATACAAACAAAAAAAATAGCCCGCGCCTCGAATATGAGGTTAGCGGGCTTTTTCTATTTCTTTTTCTTTTTGGTTACGATATGGCAATCTTAAGCAGAATGTAAATCAGAAGGCGGCTCGGAGCACAAGACTTTTTCTATTCCATAATCACCATATCCATCTCTGCCATCAACATCTTTCTTGCGCTTACATTTAGCACATAAGGTGCAGCATATCGGAGAGACATAGCTAGGCTTATAGGTAATGTTTCCGTGAAATACTCCATTGCTATCACAGAACGCATCGTGCAGGTATTCGGGCATCACGCACTTAGACGTAGGCTTCATGACCTTTCGTCCTTCGTCTATAGCTTGCCTTATACCTGTTCCAACTGCTGTTGCTATTTCAAAAGGATATGCTCCTTCAAACGCGCTGCCGTCCATTTCTCTCATGCTCACGGGAGGTTCGAGTAACACGATCAATTTCTTGAGCGCTTCACGAACCTTTTCCTTATACGCAAGCTCTTCTTTCAGATCGGCGTACAGCTTAGAATGTCTTCGCCCAGACGTTTTCGATAAGCGTGCTACATTTTCTCTCAAGAACTGTATACGATCTTCGTCTGCGGCCTTTTCAAGAGTTTTTGAAATGGAGTCCCTGGTTTCCTTAACTCCCTGAAATGTGATTCTCACTTCTGCACCTATTTCCTCCAGGGTATATCCCGCGCCAGTCATCAACAATACTTTGCGCTGGTTCTCTGTAAGAGCTTCCATAACAACACGTAGGTTCTCAACGATTTCTTGTCTACGTTCTACCTCTGCCAGTGCTTCACAAGCGCTTATGCCATACTTCCGTATCGTTCTTTCAGCGACCACCGAAGGTTCACTATCATCATACATAGACATAATGTCTACAACAGAGTCAAGCTTCATGCAGTGGTTTCTTCCTTCTTGTGCCGAACAGACCATAAAAGGCGCAATGCTTCAAAACACTGCTCCCTACATGTCGCGTTCCGCACCATTTCTTTATAAAAGGAGAACCATCTGGCTCTTCTCTCACATACTTTACATCATCATAATACGTCCCTAGACTCTGCATCGCTCCTTCGAGCGTATCTTGCGCGACCACCATATAACATTCGCTTCCTTTTCGACAAAGAAGCACATGTAGGTTAGTCAACTTATCTCCTTGGGAGTCTTAGATTCCATCCGATAAGGAACCCTGCCATGCCGACGCAAAAAGTAAC